ATGAATCTACTATCGTTATTGGTGGCAGCGTTCGCACTGAGTTCATGTAGCGCTATAACTCCACGTGAGCGTGCGGATATTATCGACATGGATAGCTTTACCCTCGCCGCCCGCTACGGCACGCCCGACAGCTACCAGCACCAGGGCGATTACTTCCAGTTGAACTACGGGAGCGAGGCGGCCGGCTGCCGTGTGATCGTGCTGCTCGATCAGGCTCAGCGCGTAGCGGGATGGGCGAGCGCAGGCGCCAAGTGCGATGCGCTACTGCATCGGGCGGACGTTCCGTGATTCGTCCAACTCTTCGGGCGGCCGGAAATCCAGTGCGCACAACCAGGACTGGGCGAATTCCACCGCCTTGCCCTCTTCGTTCTTTACGCGCTCAAAGCCCGCCAGGGTGAACTTGCCTTCGCTGGCCCATATGATGTGTGGATCGAGCAATTCCATTTCAGGGCCTTGCCTGCCTGGCTGCTTGAGCCGCGCGACCTTTACCGGGCGGCGCAAGCCCTGGTCGGTCACGTCCATGATCACCAGCCACCCATAATACTTGACGGTATAGCGATCATTAAGCATGCGCCGCTCGACAGCCACGCCGGCATTGCGCATTTTTACTACCCTTATCTTCATAACAATGCCATCAATATGCTGTATATGCATACAGTATATTGCCGAGTGCGAAAAACCAAAAGCCGGAATTTGTAACTAGAACAAGCCGCCCTGGTCTACCGAAGGAGTTGGCGTTGGTGTCTTTGCGCGCGAGCGCGGCTGCATTGGGTCGGGCTGCGCAATCAACAGATCGGCAGGATATTGCCGATAAGCATCCTCCTCCGTCATCAGTGAACCGTCTAGCCAGCCTTGATACTGGCCAGGATCAAGGATCATCACCATGCGCTTTTCGTCTTCCGGCTTGTGGAAGCGCTGCATGAGCGGGTGCCCATCAGCATTGATCGTCAACATCGAGAACGACAGCAGCTGATCGGCCGGGCGGTATTCCCATATACCAGCGATCGCCACCGGGGCGCCGTCCGCGCGCTCGATGCGCCAGCGCACGGGCTTGCCGGTTTCGTAATTGGGTTCGAAAAAGTTGGCAGCCGGGATGATGCATAACTGCTTGCGCTTCCAGGCATTACGGAAGGATGGCTTGCTGGCTACCGTTTCGGTGCGGGCATTGTAGGTCTGGCGTGCAAGCTTGAGGTCTGCCCAGTGCGGCACCATGCCGAACATGGCCGGGGCGATTTCAAGATCCCCTGGCGATTCTTGCGAGCCGCGCAGGATGGGCGCCATGTAGCCTGGCCATGCCTCGGGCGGCAAATCGAGCAGAGGGTATCCAGTTCGAAAACTTTCTTCGATCTGCTCTTTACGGCTGGGGGTGTAGTCGGCGCACATGCGTTTACTTTAATGCATTTTGCGCCGACACGCTTAACGACAGCCCTCGATGACTGCTTCCAGCTGCAACTCATACGCCTGTCCAAGCGGCCAGTCCCGCGCCAGCGCCAGGATGATCTCACCGTCCGTTACGACTGGCGGCAATTTGTCGAATTCATAGGCGGGGCGCGGTATTTCCATCTTTACACACGGCGTAAATACAGGAATTTCCACGCGCTGCACCACGGGCGGCGGCATACTGGAGCAGCCAGCCAGCAGCACGGCCAGACCTGCCAATTTTGTCAAGTTGACGATTTTCAGGCTCATCGCACGCCCTCCAGTAACAACCTGACGGCCGGCATGGCCTCGTCGCAGGTCGACGCACGGGCGCCAGCAATCTGCGCCAGCGCTGCATCGTACTTTTTGACCTTGGCGGCAGCCTGAGCCTGCGCTGCTGCGCCGCGCTCCTGGGCGACCAGTGTGGCGGTGGCCATGCCATCGATGGCGCGGTTTTGCTCGCCGATTGATGTGCGCAGGGCGGCGCTGGCGCCCTGCTCCACTACCAGAGCCGCGCGCGCCTCGTCGCGGTCGCTGGCAGCCAGCCACCAGCCCGTGCCGGTTGAGCTGGCCACCACCAGTAGCACGGCGGCGAGCGCAATTGCGGCAACCCTCCATATGCCGCTGACGGCGCCGGATGTCAGCGCGCCCAGGGCGCTCATGCCAGCACCCGCTTGGCCACGGCAAACATGGCCAAGCGCTCTACCAGGCCATTCGTGCCACCATTCACGCGCCGCGTCACCGCAACCTGGTCTCCGGCATCAGCCAGCGCATTCAGCCCCTTCGACTGCCAGAACCAGCCGGCTGAACGGCAGGCGTTGATGGTCTGCTCGAGCAATTCCGGCTTGGCCAACAGGTCCAGGCCCAGCGCCTTGCCGCAGGCGGCGTAGTTGGCGCGGCCCGTCACCTGCAGCAGACCGCGCCCCTTGAAACGCACGCCGTCGCCGGCCTGCGTGTTGCCCAGGTCGCGGCGCCCCTCGTAGGCCGCGCCGCTGGCCAGCTCACGCACATAGGCCAAGCTGCCGGATTCGTGGCCCACCTGGGACAGGAACGAAGCCTGGCGCGCCGGCGTGTTGATGCCGTATTCGCGCATGGCGGCGTTCAGCGGCGCCAGGAATGTCGCGGCGCGCGGCCGGGAGTATGGCAAGATGGCCACCAGTTGGGCCAGGGTCAGATCGATCATGGTGTCGCCCTCCGATTCTTGGCGAACCAACCCGCCATCACGATGCCGGTCATGCCGGCGTTCAACAGCACCTCGCCAGGCTGCGGCTGCGTGTAGCCATACAGCGGCCCGGCCAGCACGGCGATGGCGCCGACGCCGAGCAGGGAGTAAAACAGACGGTAGAAGTGATTGCTGTGCCGGTTCATGTGGTTCAGCGCGCACAGCGCATGGCAGAGCAGCGCGGCGCCGGCCAGCAGGTTCAGGATGAGCAGGCTCATTGAAATCATTGCGCACCTCCGCGTTTTTTGAGCCAGCCCAGGGCCAGCGGGACGATGGTCTGCGCCGATACGCCAGCAGCGAAGGCGCAGAACCAGCGCAGCGCCTCGGCCGACTTCGACGCCCAGGGGAAATATTCCATGGCGCCAGCGTGCGCGATCGGTCCGACATAGCCGGCGACCAGGGCGCTGGTAATCACCGAGACAACCATCTTGGTGCGCGTGGTCGGCTCGATCATGGACAATGCGACCAGGCCGCCAAACATGCCAACGAGCAGCGTTTCGTACTCCAGCCCGAGAATCGAGCCGGTCAGGGTAACGGTGCCCAATGCGAGCGCGCCGCCGGCTGCGGTGATTGCGGGTTCAGCCATAATTGCCTTTCAGGTGGTGGAAATGAAAAAACCCGCCGAAGCGGGTTTGTGGTGATTGCGGGTCGAGGCGGACTATGCAACCTTGATAATGATGCGCGCGCGGCCATCATCCTCGATGGCGATCACCTTGCCGATGGAGCGCATGTATTGCTTAAGGGTCATATCATCCTCATTGATAGCCAACCCGGCGATGCTGTCACCGTCCTGGGACGGCACGATGTATTGCCCTGGCAAAGCGCCCATTACATTGACGGGAACCTGGCCAGAAAATGCAATGCGGTCGACCTTCTGACGAGCAGCCTCAAGCGCCACGTCAAATGCAGCCTGCGCTGCTTCAATGCCGACCTCAATCGCAGCCCATTCCTCGTCATCCATATTTTCGGTGCGCTCGGAACCTGCGGGCCGCCCTCCAATATCTTGCGACCAACTGTCACCACCGACCATACAAGGATCGGTCGATTTGACAACAAACGAAATCGCATCGCCCCACTGATCCGTCAACTTGCCGCTGGCATCAATGCCGATGATTTGGCCTGGTGCAACCGGGCTGCAAAAAGGGGATTTGACCATATACTCGGCATAGTCAGCACCGCTGGCGTTGATTGTGCCAGCAGTACCTATTGAGCGGCCCGTCGTGGAATTTCGGCCCACATACATCACGGACGCGCCGGCGCCCCAGCCGCCAGTTCCACTCGATCCATTGATTGCAAAGCACGACCAAGGGTTAGCACGGGCCACTCGTAAGATTTCACCAAATTCAGCAACGTCTCGATATAGCTGATGTTTGCTGGCCACCGCAACTGGCCCTGCAGTGAGGAAACGCCCAATTGACACGTCGCCCGACCCAGTCACCTCCAGAATGGGGCTGGATGGAATCATTGTGGATGCATCAGTGGCACGTAAAATCATCTTGTAGCCAGCGGAAAATGCGCTACCAAACCCACCGCAGGTGGACCAACTAAATCGGCCACCCCATACACCGGGTGCGCTGGTTACGCCATATGCGGCAACATCGTAATACACGCCTGATGCACCAGCAGCGCCGTTATTGGGGGCCTGAATAGCGCTCGCCGTCCAGCCGACGGCGCCAGCTGTTACTCCTGCGCCCCCCACCAGACTCTCAGCCGAGATGCGAGAGGTACTGGTGACAGGCCCAGTCAACGCCCCTCCTGTTAGTGGCAGCGCGTTATACGGCCCCTTCTCAAACGCCGCATTCATCTTGTTCAGCTCTTCGTTGACGTTCGGCATACCGTCATAAAATTTGTCAGCCATTTAAATTCCTTCGATTTGCAGTGGTGCGGAATAGGTTTCAAAGTACGGCGTGGCCACCGCGTCGATATTGCTGGCCTTGCCATACAGCATATGGTCCTGCTCCAGCAGCGGGTCCGGGTCTTCCGGGAATAGGCTGAACAGCATGGCCTTGCCCCCGCCGTTTTCGCGCAAGATGCGCATCAGGCGGGCGCGGTCCATGGGACCCAGGTGTGACAGGTTGATGCTCAGCTTGTCGCTGATGGTGCCCTTGGCGGTTTTCAGGTCGCCGGCGGCCGTACGGTAATCTTCGCTTCTGTCCTGCACCAGCAGCTGGGCACCATAGTCGGCGTTGTATTCGGGAGACCAGTAATTGCCGGCCACCAGGCGCGATATCTCCAGGTAGCCTTCCGGACATTGCGGCGCCGATACGTCGATCACCAGCTTGCGCACGCGTACCGGAGCGAACCAGGCCACGCCATCGGCGCCGCCGCCACGCGACCAGGTATTCACGCCGCCCGCCTTGTACGCGTTCCAGCCCAGCGGCAGCACGCCCCAGGGGAAGGAGCCGTGCACGGCTGCACGGCATGGGAAGATGCTGCCGGTGTCCAGCACAGGCACGCTATCGCCAGGCTGGGCATAGCCGCGCACCCGCATGCGCGCGCTGCTGGTCATGTTGGTGAAGATCAGCGCGACGCAGGCGATGGATTCCTGCGTTGGCCAGGTGGCGGTGATGGTTTGGACCGTGCTGTTGGCACGCAGCACGGATGACTTGCTGTCGCGCTGCAAGTTGACCGGGCCCAGTGCGCCGGTTTGGCTCGATGCAGCCAGCACGGCGCGGTCGGCCGCGTTATCGTGGATGATGCGTAGATTTGGCATACTATTCCGTAGTGATGATAGTGAGGCGCTGACCGCTAGCCCCCCCGAGATCAAGCACGGGTGGCGCACCTATTTTCTTGGTGTACTTAAACTCCTGATAAGTGATCGCGGTGGCGAGTCGATAGGTGCGAGGCAACGTAGACTTCACAGGATCTACAAATGTGAATGATCCATTCAGGCTACGCGTGGCGCTAGACAGATCGTCAACTGATCCGTAGTTGTCATATGATGCAACGCCGAGCAGATAGAAGGTATGGACCGGCACCTCAGCATCATTTCCCAGCCTTCTGAACAGCGTAAAATTGCATCCGGTCGATCCCTCCCCGGCACTGAAATTGTAGTTGTATGACGTCTCCTGGGAAGTCATATCGATGCTACCTACCACGGTAATTGAGCCGCCATTACTGCCAAATGGGCCGGTAGTGACGCTTTGCGACGGGCCAAATGTGGGGTTTGTAACCGATGTTCGCAGCGTACCCGCCGACAGCGATCCACCAAAATAGCCGGCGCCAGAGCGCTTGAGGAAAAAAATTGCGTTCGTATCGTTTTTAGCGCCCGAACCCGCCCACATGGCATATACCGGATCGCCTGGCCCCATCTCTATTCGAAATCCAGGCGCAACACCCGTAAAAATATCTCCTGTAAATTCCGCCTTCCCACCGACTGTTTTGAACTGCGGCGTGTCGATATCGCCGCTCTCCCGCAACTCGACGTACCGCCCGGCCGCTTTATTTCCAAGAAGCAAACCGGCTGCGCTCAGGTGGAAACCGCTGCCGCCATTGCTGGGCCAGGCGTAAGCATTGGTTGGGTAGCCAGGTCCGCCGTGCAACGTCGTACCGTATAAGTCGCCAGCAGTCACATTACCCAGGTTCGCGGACACCGCGGATAGTTTGTCGACTGCCAGCGCCTTCGCCGCCACCGTGCCATCCACCAGCAGATTGCCGTTCAACACGGTGCCCAGGGCAAGCCAGGCACCATCGACAAAGAACTTTGTCACGGCATTTTTAGCGTCATACAGCGTCACCGTGTCGCGATTGATCGGTGCGCCGTAGCCAGCAAGCCCCAATTCGTACACGGCCGACGCATCCGACCAGGACGAGTAACCCGGCGCCGTCACCGTCACGGTGCCGCGCTGGCCGGCAGCGCCATCGGCAGCCAGGCGCGCAGCAGCGGCCCACTCATTGGCCTCGATATCATCGGTGGCGCCGCGCCCTGCTGCCGTGGCGCCAGATGTAAATAAGTACCCGCCGCCCGTGGTTGGCACCTGGGTCGACCAGCCGCCATTCAGGCCGGCCAAGGCGCCGGTGGCAAAAGTGAAGGTGCACCTTGCCGTGGGCAGCGCTGGAGCGATGTTGGTCGTGCCGCGCTGGAAGATGCGTACTGAAGACACATTCAAGCCATCCGCGCCGTCCTTGGCCAGCTGCACTGCCGCCGCCCATTCATTGCTTACGATGTTACTCATGGCATTGCGCGAACTGGCCGACGCCACGCGCACGTACAGCGGCGCCGTGCCAGCTGGTATGTTCTTCGACCAGCCATTGGCCAGGTCATTGCCGGCCGGGGTCGTGATGCTCGCGGTAGAGAACGTAAAGACCACATCACCCGGCGAATCGATCGGCGCCACGGTGGCCCGCTTATAGGCAAACGCCTGGCCGGTATTCAGGCCTGCCAAGCCAGTATCCCCAGTCTTGCCGTCAAAGACTTTGCTGACCATATAGTTGGCGATGTAATCGACGCCAAATTCACGGATACGCGCCTGCACCAGGGCGGTATCGGTGCCCATGGTGGCAAAATCGACCGTGGCCACATTGCCATTCACCCGCAACGCCGTACCTGCCGACACGGTAAAAACGATATCGCCCACCACATTTACGGGCTTGGCCGTGATGGCGATCGATGCCGGCGCCCCCACACCATTGCTGTCCACGTGAAAGATGGGCGTGGCGCCGGCCATCAAGATCGCCTTGCCATCCGCCAGGGTGCTGAAGCGCTCAGCTGTCGCTTGCAGCAACACATCGCGCTCACCGCCGATGGCACTCAAGCCATCACCCCGACCGTTACGCGGGCCGCCAGCCAGTTATGCGACAGCAGCACCACCACCCCCGGCACACCATCCTGCAGGCGGAAACGCTCGCCACGCAGCTGCACGGGCTGCCCCAGTTCCAACATCATCATCTCAGGCTCTCCATCGAATTCATAAACAGTGCGCTGGGCCTTACCCAGAGCCAAGCGCCGTATCGCTTCCACGCGCGCATCTGCGCGGGTCTTGAGGCAGGTATCGATCTGTGCCGGGTCATCCGTCAGGCGATACCGCGCACGCACTGCGTCGTCTACTGCTGTTTCAGTCAGCCATTCCGTCGCGTACAGGTCCGCGTGCTCAGCTGGAATGCTGGTAGTCAGGCTGGCTTGTACAGTCCAGTTCTTATCGAAGCCGATCTTGACGGCCGCCACCACCGGCAGGCGCTGCACCTGGCGCAGGGAATGCTCTTTCATATGCTCGGGACCGATCTCCACCGGCACGCCAGGCGCCGGTAGCGCGACTTGCACCAGGCGTAGCTGGCCAGTGCGCGACATCAGCGCCTGCGCGCCGACGCTGGCCGCAAGTTGCTGGATGGCTTGCGCCTGATTCGTGCGGTCAGCAACATAGAGCCCCACCAGCTGGGGGTGCGCGGCATCGAAGGTGTCCAAGTTGGCCAGATCCAGATCGGCATCGGTAAAGCGATCCGATTCCTTGCCATAGGCCGTGGCAATGCGCCGCACCAGGGGTGCGATGCGCGGCGCATACGTGCCGCCGGCACCGCCTTTGTCGCCCTGCACGCTGACCGTGATCGCAGCCGAATACGGTGGCGTGGTCAGGTTGAAGCGCCCAGCCTGGTCATTCAGCGCTACGGCGATGGGCTTGCCGTTGGTACGCACCTCAAAACTTGACTCGACAGCGCCCAGAAATCCATATTCCAGGGTGACCGGGTCCGTCAAAAGTGGCGAGACGTTATGGCATTCGCCGAACGGCACGGGCAGGACCGCATCCTTGTTCGGCGTTGCGCCGCCCAGCTTGGCCTCGGTGATTGGCGTGTCCAGGCGCTGCATCTTGTCGCGCAAGGACAGGTTCAGCGTTTCCGGCGCCGAGCTGCCGATATCGGCGGTGATGCCGTCGAAGATCAGGCGGAAGTCGGCGCGCGGCCAGGCCGAGTCACCCACCCAGGCTTTGATCGAGCGATTGCGCCAAACATCATCCAGCCAGGAATCCAGGCTGCCATCGGCGTTATCAAGTTCGATATCGCCGCCCGACAGGCCCGCCTCGGCCGTCAGGCTGACCTGCTCGGTGAAGGCCAGGCCGCCGGTGGCCAGCGGCAGATACTCGGTGTTGGCCGGGCTATCTTGCGGACCGGTAACGTAAAGCCGCGAGGCGATGAACCGCGTCACCTCACTGCCGCCCGCGTTTACCTGAGCTTCGATCAGGACAACGCGGTTGGCCGAGTCGTCCTGCAGCCACTGTAAGAATTGCGCATCGTTCATTTTGAAAATTCCACCTTTCTTTCCCACGCCGATGCCTTGGCCGATTTCTCAACGCCGCTAACCACCTTGTCGGCAGCGCTGGCATTTGCTTCCTGATTGGCCTGAATGGTGGCGCCAGTCTGCCGCGCCTGATCCTCACGCAGCCCCTTGAGCTCATCCCGCATCGCCCTGTTGTCGTCACGCAGGCCGCGAATTTCCGCGACCAGCGCATCAGAACCCACGTTTGCCGCTGCCGAATAGCGCATGACGTCGAAAGCTGCGGGAGCGACCGGCGCTTCGAAGACGGGCGCATTGGTGAAGCGCACGCCCAAGCCATCCGACACCCCCATCGCCGCCTGCAGCGTGGCGATGGCCTGCGCCACCGTCAGCACGCTGTCATTGATGGTGATCAGACCCGACACCTGGGCCTTGAGTGCATCCAGGCTGGCCTGCTGCACGTCAACCTGCGCCCCAGCCCACTTCAGCGCCTCATCGTTAGCTGCCATCACGCGGGCGTAATCTGCCGCGTATTTGGCGTCCGACGCATTGACTACCTGTGAAGCAGTCAAGAAAGCCTGCTCAGCAGCCGACAGCCCGGATTGCGCCGTCGTGTCGCCGGCATTGGCTGCCGCCAGGGTTTTCTCGAACTGCGCCCGCGCCTCGGCGTATTTCTGCTCCGGAGTCAGCGTCGACTGATTACCCAGGGCGAAGCTGGGATTCAAGCTGTTGAGCGTGGTCACCCACGATTTCGACTTGTCCAGCGCCGCCTTGGCCGCTGTCGATTCCGCGTCATACGCCTTGGCCAGGGCATCCTTGGCTGAAACCACGGCCTTTGCCGCCTGCACCTGGTCAAACAGTGCCTTGTTGACGTCGGCGATACTGCTGCGCTGGATGGCTAGTAGTTCGGCTGCGTTTTTTGTCAATTCGTTCAGCTGTTTTTGCAGATCCAGATGTTCACTGGCGATCTCGGCCGCAGTCTTAACGACTGCCGCATAGTTGCCAGTGGCAGCGTTCAGCTGATTGGTATAGTCCGTTGCCGCCTTGAACGCAGGTGCCAAGGCCAGCAACTTGATATACATTTCCTGCCCGGCAACACTGGACAGGTCCAGGCCCAGTACCACCTTTTTATAGTCCTCGGCCGTCTTGACGCCGGACATTCCCAGCTTGGCCAGGGTATCGGCGACAGTTGACAGCACCGGCTTCATGCGCTCCGCTTCCGTCAGGAAGTTTTCAGCGAAAAAAGTCGTTCCGTTAGCGAGTGCATCAAGGCTACCCGCCAACTTGACAAGGTTTTCGCGCGCGCCAATAGATGCAACTCCCACCGAGCCAAACGCTTCTTGCGAGGTGCGACCAATCAGCTGTAGCACCATGTCCACGCCAGCATAGTTGTGTGACACACGCTCCAGCGTCGTGCTCAGCTCTTCAGTGCCAATCTTGAATGAGGCAATATTAGGAACCAACTCGACAGCGATATCGTTGCCCACGCCAACAAAGAACTTGGTGACCGCCTCCAATTTCTCCGCCTCAGTTTTCAGGCCGGTCAAGTTGATATTTAATGCCTGCGAACGGGTGGCCAGGCTGGAGGTGTCCACTCCCAGCGTTTCTGCCAAGGTAGCCGACACCTTACGGATGGCCGCGTAGGTATCAATAAACGCATTGGACGTGGTCGCATCAACAGCCTTGCGATCCGTATCAGCCTTGTCACTCCTGAAATAGCCGCCTTTTTGCGTCCATTTTGCGTACTCTTCACCGCTAAACCCTGTACCCGTCAGCGTCCCGGTGATCCCCATATCGCCATACCGCTTATCGCCCATACCGAAAAGGCGATTGCCTATGCCGCCGACAGCGCCACCCAAAAACCCACCGATAGCGGCCCCGGTGGCGCCGCCGAAATACCAGCCTATGCCCGCACCAGCGAGTGCCCCGCCCTTTACGTTATTGCTACTACCGTATTGCCCGGCTATCATGTTTCCGCTCAATACGCCAGCAGCAATACCAGCCGCCGCCGTAACCGCAGCCCCGGTGTATGCGCCAGCCGTGACTGCGCCGGCATTGCCAACGGCGCCAGAAGCGGCATACATTCCAGCAGCATCACCCGCAGCCACCATGCCCGTGCTGCCGAAGCCGGCACCAAATGCCTCCAGGGCACTAGAACCGAACATTGTTCCCAGGCTAACCATGCCCGAGCCCATGCCGGCCGTGACGCCCGCAAATCCTTGTGTAGCAATGGTGTAGGCATTTTTGGCGCTATTGATGAGGCCGACAGTGCTGCCGATGCCGCCCGCCATCCCGCCTGCGCCACCCATACTGGCCAAATCACCGGCATTGGCCACGCCACCCATCCCCGCACCGGTCACAGACGCGCCAATATTGAATATCCATTTCTTGATGGTCATCTGGTACAGCAGGTCCAGCAGACCGTTTTTCAGCGTGTCGCGCAGGCGATCAAAAGCGGACTTGCCCGAGTCGAAGATAGAAACGAAGGTATCGTGGGCTGTCGAATCGATCGACTCCCACATTTTCTTGTTGGCCTCGTAATTCTTGGCAATGATGTCTTGCTGGTCTGCCGCATTCGCCAAGCGTGCCCGTGCTGCGCGCTGGTCCTCAAGGAACTGGAGGATCTTCGGCGCCTGGGCGATTTCCTCATCCGTGGCGCCAGCAGCCTCTTGACCGCGCATGAATTGCTTTTGATACGCAATTGCCAGGTCCAGGCGTGCAATTTCCTCGCGCTCAAGGAATGTTGCCGCCTTGCCGTGAGCGCGATTCGCTTCCTCGATCTTCTTGGCTTCTTGATTGAGGGTGAAGATGTATTTACCGGATGCCTCGTCTGATGCGGCCACGATGCCGGCCTTGCGAAGGCGCTCTTCCTCATCACGGAGCCTTCTCTCATCAAAAAATGCCTTCTCTGCGGCGTCCAGCTTCCCGAGAATCGCCTTAATTTCCTTCTGGTGCCGCTCCTCTTCCGCCTCGGTTGCACTTTTGTGACTTCTAAGCGCCTCTAACTCCAGCTGATAGGCGTCAACTTCCGCCGCATAGGTTTCTTGGGCGTATTGCCGCTTGTTCTCATATGCTTGTCCCGCTGACAATTCGCCAGCTTTGATATACAGATCATCCAATTTCCCAAGCGCGGCATAATGCGCCTTGGTTTCGGACAGCTCACGCTCGTACGCCTCGATTTGAGCAGTCAGGCGAGTATTCTCGGCACGGTCAACCTTTGCCTTCGGCTCAGGGCTTTCGGTATCGCGGTAATTCGGGTTGCCGATGTAAGTCTTGCTGTAGAGATCAATTACCTTCTTGCGCGCAACCTCTTGGGCGGCGGCCCCGGCGTTGGCTGACTGCAAAAGAATGTCGGATGCTGCCTTTGCATAGTCAGTATCAACCTTAAGTTGCGCATCCGCCTCCGCCTTGCGCTTGGCAGTCCTGGCCGCATTGCGTGCGTCCTCTGCTTTTTCGAACCTATCAAATCCATCCGTGAGCTGGGCCTGCCTCACCTCATACTCAGCCTTTGATTGAGCGAGTTCACTCGCCCCTTGAGCCTTTATCCTGTCGTACCTTCGCTTGCGCTCGTCAGCGCCAATCGACCCATCGGATGCATTTGCATCGATTTTATCTTCGTAACTATCTAATATGCGCCCCTGCTCAGTTTTTAAATCCGCCCACGCCCATGCCTTTTGCAGAACAGTGCTCGCATTGCTCACGGTATTGGCCAGCCAAACAAAGGTTGAGGCGAGGCCGTGCCCCCATTCTTCAAGACTGTTGTTCTTCGACAGCGCGCTCACCTCGCCATTAGCATCCTTGAGCGATCTCGTGAGCGCCATAACTGAAATGGTCAGCACCTCATTAAACGTCTCGCCAAACTGAGTTTTTAGGTCGGTGACGTAACGCTGCATCGAGGTGATCTGCTTGCCGGCAGTGTCCATACTTGCCGTATAGGTGCCAGCGATGTCGGAGCCGCGCTCAATTACAGCATTGAGCCTGGCCTGAACACGCTCGTTCTCAGTCAACTCTTTTGTGGTCTTGCCTAGCTCGTCGGCCATCTGGCGATAAGCAGACTGCAAATTCACGTTAATACCAATGTTTCGCAGAATTAGAACGTTGCCGCGCGAAATGCCATTGACTAAGCGATCGAAGGCGTCGGATGAGTTTAGGTGACCAATTACTGCCGCGTCTTGGGCGATGCGCGCCAGCACTGTTGCATTCTTAAGGTCGACGTGGGCCTGAACCAGTTTTACGGCGGACTCACGCGACTCGACCATTGTGATGCCTTGTGCGGCGATGGCTTGAGTAGCGGTTAACATCTGCGTCTTGGTGTAACCGGCATTGCGCCCCACTACCTCCATCACCACGCCCAAAGTTTCATAGCGCGATGCAAGAAGGGCTGACTCTTTAACGTAGTCCGCGATCTTCAATGCAGCATAAGCCGCCACAAGTCCCTTGACAGCGTCAGCCAAAAATCCCGATGACTTTGCGGCATCGTCTTTTGCTTTTGCGGCAGCCTTTATTGAATCCTCGTATGCCTTCATCTTAGCGATGGAATCTTGAGTCTCCTTGGTCACCCCCATTTGTGCTGCCTGATAGGCTAGCAACTGCGTGCGGCTCATGCCAATGGTGGCGGCCTGCTCGCGCATGCGCTCAATGAGTTGCTGTTGACCAAGTGTAAGTTGGCCCGTTGCTCCTCCGAGCGCCATCGTCGCCTGCGCATTAGCGCGGGCGGCGACATCAAACTGACGCATAACCTGGACGGTGTCCTTCATTGACGTATTGACGGTGCTGTAGTCAGCCGTCCGCCTCCAGGCGGCACCCATTGCATCAACCGATTTTGATGCATCGCCACTGCGCCAAACAGCATTAGTGGAATTCATGAAGCCGTCGAGGCCGCTAGCACCAGCCGATGAAGTCGATTTAATGCGCTCAAGCGACGCGCTAAGCGTATCCACCGAGGTGCTTGCAGCGCTTACCTTTTGGGCTGTACGCGAACTGGCCTCGCCCACGGACTCCACTGCAGCAGCCCCTTCAGTGGCTTTTGCCTTGTTCGTTGCGTTTGCCTCACCTAACTTATCAACAGCGGCAGTTGCCCCGGCAACCTTTTGCTCCATTCTTGTCGCAGTATCGCCAAGCGCATCGAGAACCTTGCTTCCATCGGCCACCTGCCGAGTATCCAGTGAGATTCCGAGCGTGGCGATATCAGGCATTATTTGTCCTTCTTGTGTTGGTGATAAATAAACAGCGCATCAAGGCGGTCGATGACTGATTCCTCGAATGGCTCGAAGCGGATGCCGTGGCGCGCCTGCCAGGCCAATATCTCGGCGCTGGATAGCGAATTCACGGCCATGCCGCATTGGCGCTTCTGGTTCAGCTGCGTGAACCAGGTCCAGATGTATTCCAGCTCTGGCGGCAGTTGCGGCACGGCTGGCGCCTCAGGCGCGCGGTATAGCGGGTTTTGCCGTGCCGCATCCAGGTGATTACCCTTGGCATTCCCATCACCTGCCGCTGACGCGCGATCAAACTGGTGATCGGCGTACAGCAGCAGGGCCCGGATCAGACTTTCAAAAAATTGGCGTCGTTTTCCAGGGCGGTCGTCACACGGTCTTGCCAGGTGGTGAACTTGTCGAATGCGGCGGCCACCAGGGCTTTATCGAACGCCACGGGCGCGCCATTGCTGGTGAATCCGTACCAGTCCACCGTCACGGCCAGGGCGAGGCGCTTCTGGTTGCCGTCGATGGTGCTCACCAGCTGATCGGCGCCTTCGTCAGTCGAGGCATCGATTGCGGTCTTGCGACGGGCGGACTTTTTGTAGCCTTCGGCGCGCACGGCGTGGCTTTCCTTGCGGTATTCGTCGGAATTCTTGCCGACGATGCGCAGGCCGGCGACAGGCTCGCCATCGGCGTCGAAGATCACGGGCACGTCGAAGGTGACGCGCTCAGCCGGCGCGGACAGGTTGGCGATATCGAAGCCAATAGCCGCGATGGCTTGGGCTGCGTTCAGGACTGCTGGGGCTTGATCGTTGTTCATGGGTAGTGCCTTTCGTGGGTTTGACAATGCCCGTGCCGGCCGCTGCGCCCACGAAGGCGACAGCGACCAGCCGGTGCTGGGGTTGGCTTGCGCCCAAAAGAAAACCCGGCGCGGGGCCGGGTCAGGAAAGAAGTGATGGTTGAATATGAGTGGATATCTGTTCGAGCGCCTTTTCAAGTGGAGGCTTGGCCCGCTTATGCTCGCTCAGGCCTTTGCCGCACATGCTGGCGAACTTGTCTTGCGCGTCGACGGCGGCTTTGGCCTTGAACCATGCCGCCATCAGTGAGCGCGCTGGTGCCGCTTGTCGTTCAAGTTCTTCAAGCTGATCAAGCACCCAGGCGCGGAACTCAACACCTTTGTTTGTGCGTGCAAACATGCCGACCAGGTGTGCTCCGCGCAAGCTGAACAGCCGCGTGTCCGATGGCTGAACACCAAAACCCAAAGTGGTGTTCCGAAAAATCAGCGTCATCGAAGGCGAGAATTCACGCTGATGCCGCAAGAAAATGCGAGACACTTGGTCTGACCTGCTATAGCCGAGGGCGGTGGCGATATCGGCAGCCGAAAGCCAAGTTTTCCCGTCGCTTTCGACCAATTTGAATGTGTGATCGTTAAATTTCAATTCTTGCATGGCGATTGCCTTTCATGTGCAGCCCCAGTGGGCGCAAAAAAGCCACTGGTAGACGGCAGAGGGATCAGGCCCGGCGCGTGGCCGGGCCTGCCGGTTACAAGCTCGAATCCTGGAAGCTGACCGTTGTAGCCTCGTGCTGCGCATCAGTGCCCTGGTAGCGCAGAACGTCGAAAGCACAGGTCACGATCTTGTTTTTCTCGCCATCGTCAACCTTGGCCGAAGTGATCTTGATGCGGCCCATGGCGATCGTCATGACTTCCGACAACGGCGCCGTGCTGGCTGCCATGGCGTAGGCCAGCGGCAGTTCGACTTCTTGTTTGAAGTAGTCGATATAGGCTGAATCCTGCATCAGCACAGTGAATTGACCCGAGCCGATCACCTTGCCGCGCGAGGCGGCCGTGGCAAACTTGGAGCCGATCACCGGATCAATCTTGACCTGGCCATCGAGCGACAGCGACATGCCCGTGCAAATCTGCGATGGAATGCCGGCCACCGACAGAATCGCAGTGGCGCCGGAAAACTTGCCGGTACCGGGCGTCGCTGAGGGCGCAGCAAAATATGCGGCGGGCGTTGTCTCACCTTCCAGCTTGCCCATCAGCGTGAAATCCATGCTGGTGATACCGTTCGGCTGCACTGACAGGTCGACCTTGCTCACCAGTTGGTCGATGAAGCAGCGATTAACGGCAATGCCGGGATCTTGCACTTCCGCCGTGAACCAGTCCGTGGTGTGGCCGGTCAGTGGCGTGAAGCTGCGTTTGCCTGGCGCCGTCACGGTCACGGGATCGCCTTCCGCCTTCGCGGTCATGGCGCTGCCATTCATGAATTGACCGGTCAGCTTGGTGGCGGTGACGGCCGTCACGAAGAAGTTCTTGCCGTTGTTGGCCAGGCCCGCGGTCAGAAAACCGCCGATACGCACTACCGAACCAGCGCGGTGGCCATCAGCCAGGAACGAGCCGGCGCTACGCGTCAGGCCCGTGGTGGTTGCTGCAATAGTGTTTTGTGCAGTGGTCAGGCCGCCAGCTGTGAAGTCGCGGCGCAGCAGCGCGGCCAGCAGCGGCGCATAGGTGCCGCACGATGCCTCGCCTTTGATGGCACCCGAAGTGCGGAAGTTGCCCAGGCGCGTATCGCTCTGCTGTTGGCTGGGGTCGATCTCGGCCGAGCTGTACTTGTCGGCGTCCGTGTCGAACGTTGCGGTGACACGCGGATAGAGCTTGCCGCTGGCGGCCAGGGCCTTCATGCCTTCCGCTGGCTGTTTGGCGATAACGAGCAGGCTGTCAATGCCGTTTGCTGTGGTCATGGTGTGGATTGCCTTTCTTTGGTCGAAAAAAAAGACCGCCGAGGCGATCTGTGTGGTGGGTGCTGCGTGTTACAGGTTGCAAAACCAGCGGATCTTGACTGGCACGAACCAGCGGTCTTCGTCTTCACGGCCGTCGGATATTTCCGGGGTGCGCTCGATCTGAACGGTGATGTCATCTTTGGCGAAGCTGGCTCCACGCCGAAAAAGTGACTGGATCAGCTCCGCGCGGGCGCCTGCGGCTGCCGTACCCTTTCCTTTTGGGTACATGAGATTCACCTGAAAGATGCCGCGCTCTTGGCGCGAGCCGTCGCCCATCGAGCGATTGTCCGGTGGCGCCGGCAAAAAATATGCAGCCTGGTATTCCTTGTCGGTCACAGGCTTATACGCGATGTTCTGGTAGGCTGTATCGATGCCAGGCTTAATGCTGGCCAGCGCGCTTTCCAGCGCGGCGCGGATTTTCGTTTGGCTCATAATTTGTATGTCGAGTAGCCTTGAGCGAAGTCGCTGGAGCTCGTGCCGGCACGCACGCCGTTGACCGCGTTGTCCACAATCGTCTGAAATTCCACGATCGTCAGCGCAACCAGGCCGATTGGCGCCTGACGCGACCAGCCTTCCTCGATGCGCTTCGCATATGGCAAGTTGTTGACGAAATAGACCACGTCGCCAGCCTTGGCGGCGCCAACTACGGCGCCATGTGCGGCAATGGTGGCACTCCCATCCTTGTCTGTCAGGTCCAGTGATCCAGTGGTGGGCGACCCGAGCGAGAGTTGCCAGTTGCCGCGAAACCGGCCGCCGGCGTATCCAGGCGGCGGTGGGCGCTGCCAATATGACGCATCCCCCACCGGGGACCGCGAAACTAGGCCCGCATCGATCTTTGCCGTGATGGCGCGCACCACCAGATCCTGATTTGCCTTGGTCTTGGCAATAAACTCGCCAATCTGCATGGAAAATGAACCCTTGGCCATCAAAGCCCCCTGAGTTGCAGCGTGAACAGCACAGCCACGTCGACTGGCTCGGTCTTATCGACCGCCACGATGGTGAAACTGGCACCACCGATCAGCACCAGGTCGGCCGTGGTCGGCGTCAGCATTGGCGCGCCATTGCGCTGCAGCGGCGACAGCAGCAATTTCTGGTCGCCCGACTGGATCAGTGTGCCGTCGATATCCTCGGCGCTGTAGCCGATCTTGACGCCCGTGCCTTCGTATTCGGTCGTCGTTGTAGGTGCAGTGCCCAAATCAGGATCGTATTCGCCCGCCACGATCTGGCGCAGCACGACGATGCCACCCTTGCGGCGCAGCGAGGCGTCGGCGCGCGCGGCGGTTTTGGTGTAATCGGTCATGTATTACTCCGCCTTCAAATAATCGTGGGCTGGCGTCTTCGAGAACCGGACGGCTTTGATCGTTGGCTTGCCGTCTATCAGTGCGCGCAGCACGCGGTGCCAGCCATCCATGATGAATCCATCTTCGCTCAAAATCACCGGATAACGGGTGTCAACGTCCAGCGCGCGCCGCATGTGGTGCGCCATGCCGAACGGCGAGCCTTCTGGCGTCCAGACTTCGGTGCCGAGATAGATGGCCGCCAGTGGGAGGTCAAACGGCACCAGATCCTTGGAGCGAGCGATGAGGTTTGTGACCGTCCACACCTTGCCGTTATGGCTGTACGTATTCTCGTGGGCAGCGCAGCCCTCGATTTGCACCACCGGGAATGTACTCATCCGCGCACCAATTTAATTGAGTTGCCGCCGCCAGACAGGCCAAAGTATGGCGCCAGCAACGAATCGACGGCCACGAAGCGCTCACGCGCATCGGTCGTGTTCTGGAAATACTCCGTTTCCAGCGGCCCCGTCTTGTCTTTCTTGATGACGTTCGAGCCCGTGTCGAGGTCCGGCAGCAGATCCTCGCCACGGCCAGCGCGCGCCGCCAGGTCGATGCAGGCATTGACTACATCGACCGGTACAGCATCGCTTGGTACCGGAAAGCCATCGGCCTTGACACCATAGCGTGGCCAGTCCAGCGCCTGCTGCTGATTCATGCGCCGGCCGGCCCAGCGCACCCGGTACGTTGCCATGAAGATCACCGCCTTGCGCAGCGCGATTTCCTTGTCGGCCTCGGCCAGCGCCGCCCAGGCGGTCAGGCCCAGGCTGGCGCAGCGCGCATCTGCCGAAGCAACACTGGCGTAGGATTCGGCGTCGGCCAGGCCTTCGCCGGTTTCGATGATGATTGACATGGCAACTTTCGGGATGGATCGATGAACGCCCCGGCGTGCGGGGCTTGTGGCTTAGGCTTGGTCGGCCTTGCCTGGCTTCGATTTCGGCGCGCTGGCCAGGGTGGCGGCGGCCTGCTTGGCAGCTTCGTCGCGCAGGCGCTGGGCCTCGGCTTCGTTGGCTGCGGCCTGATCGGCGTTACGGGCGGCGGCCTGTTCGTTGGCCGCGCCCAAGGCTTCGATGCGCCGCTCCGTTTCGACCAGGCGCTGCTCGCGTTCGTCCAGTTCGCGCTCGCGCTCCAGCAACTGCTCGTGCGCAGCCCGCAATGCAGCCTCCCGCTCGCCGTTTTCGCTCGCGCCTTGAGCCAGGTATTCGGCCTTGATCGTGACTTCCGGGACGTCTTCAGCGGCATTGGTGCGACCAACGGCTACGTTCGCGTCAATGATCTTAAGGCCGGCCTGGCGCGCAAGCGCCTTGACGTCCTCGCTATATTGGAACATCGGTCCTGGCAGATACCAGATATTTGCCGGTGCTTTTTCCATTTGGAACCCCGATTCTTGTGTTTGTTGAGGGAGGCCGCGCCCCACTTGAGGGCGCGGCCTGCTACTTACTTGCTCGCGTCGCCGATGGTGATCACGCCAGCAGTGTGCTTGTCGCTGGTGGCAACCTTGTCCCAGTTCGAGCCGGTGCCCAAGGCGGCATCGGATGGCGACTTGCCGCCCGACGCTTCGTCCCAGGTGTAGCCCTTCAAGCCCAGGCCGAAGGTGTAGTCAACCTGCATCGTCGTTTCGATGCGCTCGTTACCGTTGGTCGTTTCAATGTTGCTGATGATGTCGGAGCCATCGGTAACGGTCGCAGCACCTTCGGCCAAGGACAGCACGCGCAGCTTGGCCGGCGCCGCTGGGCCAGGCGCTGGGCCGACTGCGGCCGAATACAGTGCTGGCGCATCGGTGACAACCACAGGCTTGCCGAGGATATCGACAACGCGAACGTTTAGGGCCTGGAAAAGCTGTTTTTCATTGGCCAGGTTGGCACCGATCAGCTTGTGGTATGTCGCGCCGTTCATGATCTGCGCTACCAAATTACCGCTGTGATCGCCGAACTTGCCGTGAGCTTCGTTCATGGCGATGTAGTCCAAGCCCCGGGTCCCGCTCACGTCGTTGACTGTGTTCGCGTTGTTGCTGATGGCCGCGACCAGAGCGGCGATAGCGGTATTCAGCTGATCCGCCATCATCGCTTCAGCGAAATTGCGCGAGGCAACCTCGATACCTTCGGCAGTTGGTTTTTCGAGCCAGGTCATTTGTGCTGGCTCGAAGCGGATCGGCCCGAAGCCGCCGGCAATCTTCACCGAACTGTGCTTCAATTGGGTCAGGTCGGTGGAGGTAGCAGCTCCGTTGGCGCCGTAGCGATTGACGCGGCGCTGAGCGGAATGAATGGCCGCAAAGAACGATTCCTGCAGGAAGTCACCTTCAAAACCTTCGGTCGTGAGGCGGATGGCGCCATTACTGGCTGCGTTGAACTTAGCCACCATCTGCGCCAGCGTTTCGATGGTCGCAGGCATGATGTACTTGTTGAACACTTGCATTTGGGAGAGAGACATTTTTTAGCCTTTCGCTAATTCGGGATATTGAGCAGCAAAAGCAGCGGCACGCTCTTCACGCGTCCCACCGAGATTGCCCGTTTGTTTTTGGCTACCACCGCCGCCATTTAGTTGTTGCGCGCCACCGCCAGATGCGCCCGAGCCTTTAAGGATCTGATCCTTGTAGGGATACTGATCCACCAAGGTTTCGAGCGCTTCGTCAAAGTCAGCCAGATCGCCTGGGCGCGTGCGCGAGAAAATCTTGTTGCCTGCGCCGTCGTAAGCCACGATCTTGCCTGCCTCGACCTTGAAGGCCTGGCCGAAGCGCGCCTGTACCAGATCAACCGGAATGGCAAACTTGTCGGTGATGAGTTTCGAGCGATTGAAGCTACCGCCGATCATTTCCGAATACAGGCTGCCGGTGATGGCCTCCAGCTCGGTCTTGGTGCGGGCAAGCTCATCGGCATGGGCCTTGTTGGCTGCAGCAACCTGCCCTTCGGCCGCCTTTTGCGCTTGCACCTTGATTTCTTCAACCTTGCCGGCCGTGAGCAACTTGCCTTCATCGACGTTCTTCATCAGCTCGATCGCCTTCACTGCAGCGGCGGGGTCGTCAATGCCAGCGAACGCTTGCAGCTTTGCTTCGGCAGTCTCCTTGGCTTCGCGGTGAGACTTAGCCTCGCCGTTCAAACCTTGGATCTTCTGCACGGCAGCAGCCGCATCAAACGGGACTTCCTTCCCATCATCATGTACGTAGACTGGCTTGCCATCCTGGACAACGACATTGCCATTTGCATCGAGTTTGAGTTTCATTTGGTGGCTTTCTGGGCATCCGCCCGTGTGAATGGCCTTCTGGCCGTGCGCCGCGTCGCATCCGCTTGCGGCAATAAAAAAGCCGCCAGGTTGCCCGGGCGGCTCAAAATGGTGAAAATCTGCTACTTATACTTCTCGCGCAACTGCTCCAGCGTCAGCTTGCGGCCCTTGAGATTCATCAGGTCGTTCAGCGTGATCTTGCCTGCCTCGTACATCTCAGCACGGCCTGGGCCCAGGTATTCAGCCCGCCAGGCCTTGTCCTTGCTGGCAAGGAAGTCCTTGAAGTTCATCTTTGCGCTGACCGCACCACCATCACTGGGCCGCGTGCCGGCGGCGGGCTCGTCCAGCTCGATGCCCAGCTCGGCGAAGGTCTTGGCCCGCGTCGTGATCACGCAGCGGCAGCTGAAGTGAATGGCGCCGGGCCCGCCAGCCCATTCGAGCGTGTGATTGATCGGCTCCTGATCGTGCAGCGAGTATTCCATCAGATCACGCGAGGCGCACAGCAAGCAAGTATTCGAATCCAGCGTGGAGAGCCAGACCAGGCACTCGATCAGGTCGGAATTCTCCTGAAAGCTGGCCAAGCGTGCCGCATTGGCGACAGCCTGGACCGAGCTATGCACCAGCGCGCGGGCGTTTGCCTCGGACGTTTTCAGAATGCCGGGCATGGCCTCAACATCCTCGCCGGCAGCCTTGGCGCTCTTGCCAACGACCCGCGCGACGATCTGCGAGGTCGTCTCACCCTGCGCCGCGCCGAGCCGCACCTGGTCGGCGAACCGGAACTGTGTGGCCTGCGTCTGGCGCTTCCACCAGTCGGCCGACGAGGCGCCCTTGATCAGCGTATCGCCGGCCAGCTTCTCCAGGTATGTCGCTGGCGGCAACTTGGCGCCCAGTTCGATCTTGAAAGCCTGTGTCAGCACCTTGGCCGAGTAGTCGGCCTCAAGGTGGGTCAGGCCGGTCAGGTTGCGCGCCAGCTCGGCCTGCATGCCACTGTAATGCGAGGCAATGACGGCATTGGATTCGCGCAGCAACGCGGTGAGGCGCTGCTTACCGTAATCCGATATCTCACCCTCGCCCAGCTTGGCAGCCAAATCCTTCGACATGGCGCCCAGCAGGCCAATGATCTTGTCCTGCACCCCGGCCGAGAAACGCAACAAGTTCAGTGAGTGCGTCAGGAACATCTCGGCGATCCACTCTTCGACGGCGCCCATTTACACGCCCACCGAAGAGAGAATGCGCTCTTGCTCCGTTTCCCAGTCCAGATCAGGGGAGATCATCCCCCGTCTTTTCAACTCGTTAAAGTAGGTTTCGCCAGAGATTTTGCCGCTGGCGGCGCTCTTGAACAGCAGTTCCGCACTTGCTTCGGCGAGCGAGGCGGCGCCGAAGTCCTTGAACAGCGTGACGTGGCCGCCTTCGCTCTCATGGACCCATTGCGCCATGAACTGCAGCGCCATGTCGGCCGAATCCTCGATGTTGCTTGCGATCTTCTGCAGCGCACAAGCGCCCTGCTCGTTGTCGGCCAGGGTCTGCGATTCGGTCACGTTGCCAGGCTTGATGACCAGCAATTCGGCGCCGGCCTGCCGCATGCGGTCTTCCAGGTCAAGGATGGACAGGCGGCCGGCATCGATCGCCTTGCCGCCGTGCTCCACGAATTTCAGGTCACCGTCAGGACTTTCGGACTTGACGGCGCTGCCTGTGCCCACGGTAATGGTATTTCCTTCGCCCAGCATTTTGGCAAACAGGATCGGAACTCGTGCAATATGCAGGATGTTCTGCTGATCGCTGTTGCTCTGCCAGTGCTCGACGTTGTTATATGCGAGCTCAAGCAAGGGAGGCGTGGCTTGCATGTAACCCAGGCGCTTGCCGTAGACCGGCGCGAAGGGAATGGTTTCCATGCTGGTGCGGCCATGAGCATGAAGTTGCCACACCTTCTTGTCGTTCGTCCCGACTTGGCGCCAAACCTGCCAAGTGCCGCGCCCGAGGACGCGCACCTGCTCGATTTCGATGGTGTCAAAATCACCATCTGGAACCGACACGCTCTCAAGCAGGCGCAACTGCGTCAGCCCTTCGGCGCTCGTGGCGTTCTTTGGCAGCCATCCCAGGATGTTTTGCGGATGAACCTGCACAAAGTACGGCCGTACGCCGGCAGTCAACTCGGCCGCCTTGGTGGGGTAAAGTGCCCGGCCCTCTTCATCGACCGTCGGTGGATAGTCAACCAAGATGCCGGAAAAGCCATAGCCCAGCGCCTCCTGGGCGACCTCGGACAGAAAGCTATGCAGGTTGCGGCCCGACAGATCAACATCCTGCAGCCATGGTTTGAGCTGCTCTGGCACATCCTCGCCCAGCGTCACTGGCTTGCTAAATGGCTTCGCCGACAGCACATCGATGGTGCGGGCGTAAGCGGGGAACAAGGTGGCCACGGACAGGCGCATCTTGTAGCTGTCATCCGCCTCACCCGGCCATTGGGGCAAATACATCTTGCCAGCCGCCCGCATAGCCTTGGTCCCGCCCAGCAGCGCGGAAATCAGCGCGCAATCCTCGTTCAGCTTTTTGGCTTCGGCTGATTGTGTGCGTACATCGGTCATGGAAATCCTTGTTGTTACATGCGCAGCGGCGATACCGTGGCGCTCTTCTTCGTGATTGGCCAGCGCTTGGTGATGAAGTAGCCGCCGGCATCATTGGCATGGTCAAAGCCGCCCTTCTTGTCCGGCTCGCCCTTGTCGTCATAAATCTGACGCTCCAGGCTGAGCGTGTATTTCGGGCACTTGGTGGCATTGACCAGCATGCGGCGCTGGTCGTAGGTGTTGCACAGCATGGCGTTCACGCTGTTGATGCGGTCTTTCACAGCCGGGTTACTATGGTCGACCACCACAGTGAAGCCAGCGGCGCGCAGCAACGACAGATCCGACTCGCTGGCGCCACTGCTCTTCCGGTTCTGGCCGGATGCGTCCGGATAAATCGTTATTAGGTGCTGCTGGCCGACCTGCTTGTAACGCGCCTTAATCTTCTCGATCATGGCTGGCGTGTCGAACACCTCCATGAATTCATCGACAGCGCGCGGCAGGTCGTCACGAATCACGAAAACCACCGCTGCGCCCTTGCCGACGTTGAAGTCCATGCCGATATGCAGCGCATCGCCTGGCTTGACCGTGTCGTCGGTATTGTTGCGACGCCGATCGAAGCAGTAATAGATAACGCCCTGGTAGTTCTCGAAGCTGGCCAGGTACTCTTGGCGGAACGTGCGCGGATCCATCTTGCGCCGTGCTGCTTCGATCTCTTCGGCCGGGACGTTGCCGCCATCGACCGACGTATAGAGCCAGCTCTTGTGATCAGGCTCACGCCCTTGGCCATCGAGGTAGCTGTCATAGCAGTGGTTGAAGCCTTTCGGCGTGCCGATGCGCAGCGCGTGGCCGCCGACACGCTCCTCGCCATTGATGACGAAGCGGCAGGTCGACAGCATCGGCCGCAGCACCTCTTCCCAGGCGGCGTACACGCAGTCTGCCCATTCGTCGACCAGGGCAAAGAAGAGGCCCGAACCGCGCAAGTTGTCGTAGGCGTCCAGGCCGACGATGCGGAGGACGTGGCCAGCCTTGGTGGTGATCGAGCATTCCGTCTCGTTCGGCTTCCCGGCACGCCAGCTCGGCGGAATTGCTTGCTTGAGGCGCTTCCAGAAAACCCGCTTCGCCTGCTTGAACGTCGGCGCGCAGTACCAAATCTCGTCCTCGATACTGACGCCCCACTCCGCAGCCAAGCGAGCGGCACGCCGAATCTCGGCCTTGCCCAGGAACGTCTTGCCGAAGCGCCGGCCGCACACGGCGTCACGAAAGCGGGCCTTTTTCTGCCAACCCCACACGTAAATGTTCGCCTGCTTCGGCGTTAGCGCGACCGGCCCTTCAGAGAATCGGGCTGTCGGGGAGGTCTTCATCGGGCTTCAGTATGTATTCAGGGGCTGCCGGCATGCCTTCGCCGGTATCGCCTGGTGCTTTTGGAGCATCGAGGCGTCGATTCACGTAGACGTCGCCGACTTCCTTGGCGGCCTGCTCGATGACCGATACGGCCAGAGCGATGTTGCGCATGCCCTCGGCTTGCTGCGCCATCCTGGCCAACGCACGAAGACGAAAAGCCTTACTGGCGATAGGAATCTCAGCCACGTCATCGCGGAACTTCTTTCGCGTGTCATGGAAAAGCGTCTTCCATTTCACGCTTAGGCTGCGGCCGACGTGCTTTTCAGGATCGTATGTAGCGATCTGCTGGCGCGGCACGTCAAGGCCAAACTCTTCCTTTACTGCAATGGAAACCTGCGTCGGCGTGTCGAAACATGCCAGCGCCTTGACGATGAACAGCTTGACCTCGTCTTTAAGTGCTGCCATGAGTTGCCTTCCGGTAAATGGCCGGTCAACCTTATGCAGCTTTCAGCAAACAGGTTCCGCAAGCCCTCGCGATGTTGATTTTCGCCACTTCTGGCGCGGTCTTTGCTGCGTCGATCATGCGTTGCACGTCCTGGCTGGCGCCGTAACGGCGGACGACGCCGATGAACTCTTCCACATCGTGCGAGCGCATGCAAAGCTTCGGCAGCCCGTACTTGTTGAATGCCGGCGAGCCGAAGTCATCAAGCTCCTGGGCGATGTGATAAAGCTCGTGCTCGACCAGCGCGCAGAACTCGGCGTCGTTGCAGGTCAAACAATACGATGCGTCGAGGGTGATGAGGAAGTCCGGTACTGCGCCGAACCAGTCGGCCATCTGCTGTTGCTGGCGGCCCTTCTGCCACGGACCACAGCGAAAGGTCATTTCCTCGCACTGACCCAGCACGGTGCGGCCCTGCTTGTTGAATCCGTGAGGTGCCCACAGGAATTGCACGTCGGCATATTCCAGGTGGGCGTGGTCTTCGTTGTAGAGCGCGCCGCCTTCGGCGAGGATTTCGCGCCGCGCCCATTTGAGCACTTCGGGCGCGGGCATGTAGCGGTTGCTCAGCGGGTCGGCGAACTCGGGCGGCGGCATTGGCCGCGCCAGCTCGGCAGCTGCAGAGTTTCGGCTTTTTTTCATCACAACCCACTAGATGTAGTGTTTGGCGGCGAAAACCGAAGTCTAAACCCCGCAAATTTTGGCACTTTTGCTTGCAACCTACTAAATGTAGTGTTTCAGGCGAGTTCGACGCTCAGCGACACGGGCGGCATGGTTGCGCCCACCACCCACAGCCTGATGGCGCCGCCAGCATTCAGCGAGGCCAGCTCTTCGGCATCTGGGCGCCAGTACGATACCACGGCAGGCAGGTCGCCGACGTGCGTGCGCGTGATGGGTAGGGCGTTGCAAGGCAGCTCGGCCTGGTCCCAGCCTGCGGGTGCGCCGAGCACGGCATTGTTCGAGGGGTGTTGAATTTTCTGCATGTTCGCTTTCGTTGTGTCACCGCCCGCTCCCAGCAGGCGCCGCCGTGCCTTGCGGCTGGAGTCCTCTGGGGCATTGCTACGTCGGAGACTGCGCCCGTTTTTCAAGCTCTGCCACTGGAGCGCGCTGGCAGTCCGCACTATTTAACTTTTACGCCCAGCACGACGATGGCTGCGATGCGGTCCTGTGCCACGTCGCCAAAATGGACCACGCGGTCCAGCACTACCATCGCAGCAAGAAACGGGCGAACCCACCAGGCTATGGACAAGCTGACCGATAACGAACAAATCGCCATGCTGACCTCGGAAATAGAAAAGCCGCCAGCGCAGTGAAGCGCGGCGGCAAAAACTCGGCATGCCGAGCAAGGAGACACTGGAGCGGGTGAAGGGAATCGAACCCTCGTCGTAAGCTTGGAAGGCTTCTGCTCTACCATTGAGCTACACCCGCAAAATCTGGCGCCGGTTACAGCGTCCGTCTAAATCAGTCCCGCTCGTCGCACTCGGCCTGCGCCTGGCGCTCAGCCGCAATCAGCGCCCACCCCAGTTCCCGGCGAATTTCGTCGGGTGTCGGCGGCGGCTCCACTGAATGCGTGCAGCGCTCCAGGTACTCGCGTGCCAAGTAATGCGGTGGGTGGGTTGTTTCGGTCATGGCGACCTCGAAAAGTGGACGCGCAAATAGAAAAGCCACCTCAAGGGTGGCTTCGTGCTTCGGTGTTGCTCCCACGGCCATAGTGCGTAGTGAGCGGCAAATTCAAGGCGAGCAGATCCGATGCGGGTCCGGGTACTGTCGCGAGTTTCGGCTATCGGTGGCGCGGTGCGCACATTACGATTTCCGAAAGACTTTACTTGAATTGCAAGTCTTCATTATACATAAAAACACTGTTTGTAAACACAGACTTAAAGAAAAATCTACGCTACTGGTCGCCTCCACGCAACAGACCGGAGGCGCGCCCTTTGTGGCTGTCGGAAATGGCGCTCAACTCGCTCACCATGTCCTTGACGCGCTCCAGCTCCAGGCCGGCAGCGCCCTGCACGGCTGCCGTGCCGGTCCCCTTGCACGAGGTGCAGATGCCATTGCCCAGCAGCACCTTAACGCCGGTACCGCTGCAACCCAAGCACTTGCTGTCGAGCCAGTGCGCCAGCGACTTCTCGGCCACACGCCGATACAACGCCTGCGCCGATTGCGCGTCCCAGGCCGTGTTTTCCGGGACCCAGCGCCGCGCTCGGCCACGCCGGATCACTTCGGCCGTCCAGATGCGCAGCAGCTGCGCCAGGTTCTGCTGGTTGCCCTCGAACATGCGTGTGAGCGTGCCGTCAGCGTACTTCACGCGGCACAGCAGCGCGCCGATATCGCCAGCCAGCGCCGCGGCGGCCAGTGGGTCCGTCTGGTGGTTCTGCGCGTCATCCTTCAGATTGCTCGAACCGATCGATGCGATGTAGCGGTCTGTAAAGCCCATGATTTGCCTTTCGTTTTGTCTGCCAAAGTTAACACCCTTTTCCGACTTGGGCTAGCCCTTCCACTCGCCAGCGCCACTCATACGCGCAGCACGCCGGTCCGGTTGAATTCGCTGATGGCAGCCATCGATGCGCGCGCGATATCGGCATTCGACACCCCGCGTAAAAAGACCATCGTCTTGCCGATCCCCTCGCTCAGCACGCGCATTTCGTCGCCGTTGACGCCGAAAGTGCCGGTGCGCTGGGCTCGGGCCTGGATTTCGGCAATCGCCTCGACCATGACCTGGGCCACCGGCAGGATGGCGTGGCCATCTGGCGCGATGCGGCGCGCCATGTCGGCGTTGCTCAACAGGTCGTAGACGTGCTGTTCCTGAAAGTGCCCCTTGCCCATTGCCTCGCTGGCCTGGAAGCCTGGCATTTCGAAGGCGATGGCGCGGCGCATGCCTGGCGGCAGCACGGCGGGCTTGGGGCTGTAGCGCTTACGCGGCTTTTTGTTGGCGCTCATGCGGCCTCCCCTGGCAATTCCCGCACGACCACGTTGGCGTGCGGTGTTTCGGAATAGAGCTTCTGCAGGCTGATGCTGACCACCTGGGCATCATCGCGCCACACGATGCCGTTGCAGCCGTCCTTGATGCCCTTCAGCACATTGTCGGCATCCGGCTTCTTCGTCGCGCAGATCGTGCCGGCGACAGCCAGCGCGCGGCGCTTGTTCGACCAGCTGGCCGGTATTTGCAGCGCCAGGGTGATGGTCAAATCAATCGGCGCAGCACTGGGCGTGGCGCCGGCCATGGCGGCAGTTGCAGCCAGCTTGACCAGATTTTCGTAACTGGCCGTCTTGGCGGGTGTATAGGCAACGACTGCTTTGCCGCGGCGCGAAAACTTCGGCCGACCTTTCGCTACCGGCTGACCGGGGATAACAAAAGCAACGTTCATTTGAACCTCTTAAAAATAATGTTTTTCATTTGCGGCAATAAATGTGGCTCAGCGCACAGACCAGCAACTCCCTACACCACAAACTTAACTAAACAATAAGGAAATATATGAAAATCACAATATTCAGTCGCTTGGCACAGTACGGAAAATTCACCATCGAAGCCACCGCCCTCAAAATCGAATCCTCTTGGTATCCGCGATACCGCATCACCGATGGCTTGCTAGCTCCCGATTTTTCGGAGCATCAGTGCAATGAGGGATATCCCAGCACCGAAGCAGCTGTCGATATCGCTGTGCAGCACGCCATGTTCGATTTGGATTTCGGCGGCAGTCTTCCTGCATAACTCCCGTGAAAACCCATCCATTGGCGGCGCACGATTCCGCTAGCGTTGACCTCGAGGCGAACGGATTACTCCGCAGCTTGTTTCGTGACCTCCACATCTCACTGGCTCCATTTGAGTTTGCTATTGCTTCTGGCGATCGACTTAAGGCGACAGCATTGCAAGCCCACATTGAGTTAATTTGCGCAGCGATGCTCGTGCTTTACGACAAAAAACAGCTAGCAGCTGCGCGAGCGAAGAATTTAGTCAGCAGCAACCTGAATCTTTCGCTAGCGCCTCATAGTTCAATTTATTTCGACCCGGACAGACACTGGTAGCAGGCAGCACCTCCTCGCAGCGTGGCGGTAGCTGAATTCAAGCCGCATCGCTTTTTGCGCATCAACCATGGCCCACCATCCGCTGTGCGGAAGCAGCTGGGCCTGCCAATGCGCCAGCAGATCGCATGGCAATCAATGGCTGCGCTGTGCCGCCGGCCATCACGCGCTGAGCCAGCGATTGATCCCCGATCAGGGTCGGCGCTTCGCCGCGGAAGCCGGCCTGCGCGTTCTGCGCCTCGGCCAGGCCCACCAGGACCGGCGGGTAATCGGGGCATTCGTTGCGCATGCGATAGCCGCGGTACCGGTTTTCGAACTCCTTGGCAACGAAGGGCCATTCCTTCTCAGTCTTCGCGCCCAATGCAGTCCAGCCACCCATTTCCGTCAGCACGCGGTGCACCAGGGCATCATCGAAAGCCACGCTGCGGTAGGTGCCAACAACCCGTAGCGCGCGATCAACCTTGGCCCAAGCTACCAGCGCCGAATCCTGCGTGGTGCCGCCCATCATTCGGATCAGATCGGCCGGCTTCGGCGCGAACTGGCCGCTATCAGGATTGCGTACGTGGCGGTCAAAGGCCTGGCGCACAGCGGACAGGTCGTACTGCCGGAGAGCGCCCCACCAGATCGTGATGGCGAATTCGCTGGCGGCGCGCCCGTAAAGCTCGGTGATCGCACCTACCATGCCGGCGAATTCCTCGTAGTCATCCTGCGTCATGCAGACCTCCTTGCGTTGCTGCGTTACCGAAAATCCTCGCCTTGGCCCGCTCGGCGGCGGCCATGGTCTGGCCGTAGACCGTGCTGGCACCCTGCCCTCGCCCGGCCTGCGAGGCGTGCTGTGTAATCCATTCGGCCTTGAAGCCGCGCCATCCCCTCTCGCAGCAGATGCGCAAAGCGCCCTCCAAGGTCAAACCGGCCTTTTCCGCTTCGCGCACGATGCCCTGGATCGCAGTCTTCGTGATCGGCGCCTTGTGCTTGGTCCGCAGGGCCTTGAAGTCAGCAACGATCTGCGGATCGATCTCGGAAAGCAGATCGTCGGGAGCCGGAGGCGACTTGTCTTTTGTTTTTACTGGTTTATGGTTATTGGTTATTGGTTCTTGGTTAGTTTTTGATCCGGTTTCAGCCGGGTTGCCAGTAGCATCCAAATCGAAACCCGATGGAAACCCGCTAGGTTCTTGATTGGTTGTTGATTGCTTGCGGGGGCGACCGCCCAGCCTCCCATTTGCTTTCGCTGTTTCTGCCTTCACGTGGTAGTCGGCAATGACTTGCTCGCACACCTCATGACGGTATCCGTCATCTGTTTTGATGAATTTGAAGCGAAGCAGGCGCTCAACAATCACACGCTCATCTGCCGTCTCGACGCCCAGGGCGTCACATAGCACATCGATATCGAGCGGAAGTGGTGCCTCGACGTCGTAATAGACATCCATCATGTCCCGGTAAATCCAGCGAGCCTGGCGAGACATATTCACGGTCCCGGAGCGGAAGTCGCCGATGTGGAAAGGGTAATAGTTCAAGGCGCCACCTCCTGGGAGCGCGCCGCGCCGAACAGCGCAGCCACCAGAGGATCACCCGCAGCGGCGGCTTTGCGGATCCAGTACTTGCTGCGCCAGCGCGCCTGCATACGGTCCCAGCGGCCGTCCTGCTTGGCCTTGGCCTCAAAGCGCAGCCGGGTCTGAAGCTTCGTTTGATGCTTCAGGCGGCACGGCGCATCAGGCAGGCTGCCGACGGCATACACGGCCATGGCCGCGCCAGCGCGCGGGTGGCGCTTCCAGCTGCAGATGTAAATCTTGCGCTCGGCATGCAGCTGGTTGACCCAGCGCAGCACGGTGGCCTGACTGACGCCTGACTTGATGACGATATCGGCCTTGGTACCGGGCATGGCGCCCAGCACGAATTCACTGAAATTTGCGCGCGTCACTTTGCATTCTCCTCGTCCATCAATTCCATATCGAACAGTGTAGGCATGCTGACCTCGCGCTCCATCGCCTGGCAGTAATGCACCTGGTCCGCGAAATAAGCCGGATTCAACTCGCTGCCAGCACCACGGCGGCCAAGCTTCATCGCGCGCACGGGCACGGTACCCAGGCCGCAGAATGGGTCATAGATCACTTCGCCAGGGTTGCTGTAACGGCCGATCAGGCGGTCTACGATATCGATCTGGAATGGGCAAACGTGTTTTTCGACCGCGCGCGCCGACTGTTCGCCATTCAAAGTGCGCATGCGCACGATGTCGTGCCACACGGCCGGGTCGGTGCTACCGGGTGCCAGGCTGAGGTAGTCGGCTGGAAGCGCCTTGTTGGCCAGCAGCGCCTCGCCCACCTCAACGTGGTATTCGTAGTTGTAGACGTTTTCCAACGACAGGCCGGTGAACAGCTTCGCCAGCTTGGCCGGGCCGAAGCTGGCCAGCTCTGCGGCACCCAGCAGGCGGTCGCCGCTCGAGCGCCAGAATGCATGCGCATCGACCTGCCAGCGCGCCACGCTGTAGCCGGTACCGGTAATTGGTGCAGCCTTGCGGTCGAACGGGATGCGCTCGCCGTCATCGTCCAGACACATCGGCTTTGCCTTGGTGACTGGCGTATCGGCGTAGCCGCGCGAGCGGTCCGTCTGTGGCTTATGGAACAACAAGATGTATTCCGGCGAGCCGACGCCCATCTTTGTGCCGTCCTTGCACACCTCGGAATAGCCCAGGCGGTAGGTTTGGTTGTTTTCGCGCACCACATCGGTCACGACTGTGATCATGCCCATATAGTCGAAGCCGTGCTTGATGCCGTGAAACAGCGCTTCGGCGTGGAACGGGCTGACGGTCGGCACACCGGCGCCGGTGACATTGCCGAAATTGATGCGGTCCTTGACGTGGCAGGCATAGATGCGGCCAGGCTGCAAGATGCGCAACAGTTCCGGCGTCAGGAAGTCCATCTGCGCCCAAAAGTGGTCATTGTCTTGAGTGTGGCCAAAATCGTTATAGCTCGGCGTGTATTCGTAATGGTTGGCGAATGGCACGCTGGTGATGATCATGCCCACCGAGTTATCGGGCTGCTGCATGGCTTCGAGCACGCAATCGTTATTGGCTACGGAAAAGCGCTCGCCGGCCACCACGGCGCGCTCGACACCGATGGTGCGCGCCAGCGAATCCTGCATAGACAGCTGATCCAGGCCGTAGGAGCGGATGATTTGGCCCATTTTGGCCTGCATTTCGTCGTGGCGGCGCCATTTCTCCATCAGATCGGCCAGCACCTTGCGCTCGACTTCCGTGTGAATAATGTCAATGCGGACGGCGTGCCGCTGCTGGAAGCGCTGCACCCGGTGGATTGCTTGAATGAAATCGTTGAACTTGAAGCCGATGCCCGCGAAAATCTCACGATGGCAATACACCTGGAAGTTGCAACCGCTGCCAGCGATGATTGGCTTGGTGGACAGGCTCTTGATCTTGCCGTCGCTGAAATCAGCAATGCGCTGCTCGCGCTGGTCCAGGTCCTGCGTACCCCAAACACTGACCACATCAGGGATTGCCGCCTGAATGGCGTGGCGCTCATCTTCCAGGTCGTGCCAGATCAGAAAATGATCGTCAGGATCCACAGCCATGATCTCAGCCACCTTGGCGACCCGCGCGGCCATACTGTCGCGTTTCTCGCCAGCGGCGGCCGACAGACCCATGGCCACGTTCGGAATGAGCAGGCCCTGGCCATTCTTCTCGGCGCCGGCCGTGTCGTAATTGCTCGGCACTTCGTGAAAGCGCACATCGAGGGCCGGCAGGTCATAGCCCTCGTCCGAATGACCCAGGTCGCTTGGGCGCTGGATAAAAACGGCCCAGCTGGCCACCCACAGCCAGAATTCCTGCTCTTTGTGCGGATACAGCGTCAGGTTGCCCGCCTTTTCACTGTCGCGCTGGAAGAAGCGCGTCAGCGCCTGGCCAGTGTCCATCACGCCCAGGTAGCCGGCATAGTGGATCAACTCTTTGAAGCGGTTAGGGCTCGGCGTGGCCGTGTAGACAAACTTGAACTCGACACCGTCGAACATCGGCAAGAACTCTTGATAGGTCTTGCTGCCGTAGCTACGCAGCACGCTGGCCTCGTCCAGGCCGGATGCCTGCCACTTCGTCACGTCGACCTTGCCCTCACGGACTGACTCATAATTCGTCATGTAGATGGTGGCCGGGTCATCGATCTCCGCATCAGTGCGGATGAAGCGCAGGTCGACAGCCTGGTCGCCGGTGAAGCGCTTCGCCACCTCGCGGGAGAATTCCTGGCGCACGCCCAGCGGGGCGACGATGCCGCGAATACCGCCCGGGCGGTGGATGCCGATCTGGCGCATCACTTCCAGGTTGGTGCTGGTCTTGTGCAGGCCGAACGAGGCGAAGATGGCGCGCTGGCCGCCAGCCAGGGCCCAGCGCACGATATCGCGGGTGTGCGGCTTGAGGCCGGGGTGGATATCAGCCAAAGGCACGTCGAAGCCCTTGCGCTGAGCCAATTTGATCTTGGCGCGCAAGAATTCGCTGTACGCCACTTCTTTCAGGTGTTTTTGTTCTTGCGGGCTAAATGCGCTCATGGGTGTTCCAATGTAGGTTGAATGGCGGCAGGCGCTGCATCGAGCAGGCCCATCGTCCGTAAAATTTCGTGGGTGCGGCACACGGCCGCGTAAAAAGTGTCTTCCAGCTCAGCCAGCGACAGCCCAGCCGGGCGCGGGCGCCGGCCGTCGAGCACGTCGTGGCAGGCACTGCAGCCGAACGCCGCGGCGGTGTCCGGCGCCTTCAGGCCCATACCCTTCCCGTCTGCCAGGAAATTGCTATGGCATAGCACGGTGGTGTCAGGGTCAAAGTTGCAGACGGCCATGCGCAGCGTGCAGTCCTGGCCGCGCGCGGCGCGCCGGATCGGCGTCGAGCGCGGGCCTTTGGTCTTCAAGCCAGCTTTGCCCTTCGGCGCCATGCGCTGATGCGACTGCACGGAGAGCATGCCGGTGCTGGGCATGGGCGAGGTGCGCTTGAATGGCGTGCGCGCCAGGGGGTTGCCGGGCTTCATGGGGGAGCGCTTCATACCGCCCGCCAAAGGGACGACATGTTAATATGTTGCCAATATCCACGAGGAAATTTATGAAAGCTTTCGTTCAATTCGCGGGTCTGGCACTGTTTTGCTTTGCAGGCGGCTACGGCCTTAGCAACATTCCGTGGTCCAGTAGCAATACTCCATCCTGGGTACAGGCTGTTGGCTCCATAGTCGCGATCGGAATTGCAATATGGGTACCGTACTGGCAAAAAAGGCAAGCTCAGGAGCAGGCGAGGATCGCTGAATCGGAACAAGTGAGGCACCTTCTTCGAAATCTGCTCGATGAGATGATTGTCGTTTCCGATAGTTTTGGAGTGCGAAACGGTAAGCTTTTGATGGATGTTCCGGCCGGGGAACCCTTCCTTTACGTGATCCCAATCGTGGAACGTCCATTCCCAATCTACGATGCCTCGACCGCCAGACTCGGGCAAGTCCCGAATGACGATTTGCGCCGCCTTATTATCATGGGGTATGGACATGCGAATAGCTTTGTCGGCAGTATTCGCCTGAACAACATTCTCATAGAGCGTTTTGAGCAAGCTGACTACATGGCCTCGGTACATGGCGATCAAATTCACAAAGATTTGCGAGATGCTCGTCTTCGCAGACTGGCGCAGTACTGTGACTCCCTTAGAGCGTCCTATACGGTGGCGATAGAAAAAATGCAAAAAATGCAGACCACCATCAAGGCAGAACTGGGGCTGATCTAGCCTTATCACTTGATTGGCGATTTCAACACGGATGCCGCGCTCTTGCAGCTCGTCCGTGATCTGGCGCGCCGCGATGGCCAGCGGTGGCAACTCCTGGCGCGTGTCGGCGTAAAACACCGTCAACGACTTCGGGCGGGCGATCTTGCCAGTGTCAAGCAGGTAGGTGATCAGCGTCAGCGTGGCGCTGGAATCTTTGCCACCCGACCAGGCAATGCCCCAGTGTTCATGCGTGGCGCCGTAGGCCAGCAGCGACTGGATCGTCAGATCGATGGAGTCGGTCATCTGCAGGCGCTGGGCGCCCACCGAGAAAATATCACCTTGGCTCATGATAAGATTTCCTTTTGATAAGGAAATTTATGGCTACAATCGTTTATGACTGTCCGCATTGCGATGCAAAGATAATGAGCTTTGCAATCCAATCCGAATACATCAGGCCAGCAAATCCACAGCAGTTGATTGTTAGCGCCACATGTGGCGGCTGCAATATGCCGATTACAGTCTTGTTTCACAGTGCTGCAAGTCTGATCATGCTCGGCTATAAGACCGCTGATTACTCTGGAAACCTTATGGCAACAGGACATCAGGTTCGCGCTCATAAGGTATTTCCAGAAAGTACCTCGTCCGAAGCGCCTGCTGACATTCCTGATTCGGTTGCTCGCGTCTTTTCTCAAGCTGCTGCATCGCTTAAAGGGCAACATTTCGACGCTGCCTGCAGCATGTATCGCAAGGCTATGGAACTCGCCCTCAAGGCGTTTTCGCCAGATATCGAAGCCTGGAAAATTGAAAAGCGGATTGATCGATTGGCCAAAGAAAACAGAATCACTCCCGAAATTCAAGCCTGGGCACACGAGCTTAGACTTGACGGGAATGAAGCCGTACACAGCGATACGGTTGCAACCGTGGAAATGGCCAGCCAGATGCATGAGTTCTGTAAGTTCTTGCTCATATATCTCTACACTCTGCCTGCACAAGTTGAGGCGGCCAAACTGCGTCGAGAGGAAGGGCAATAAAGAATTGAACACGCTCAACCCCTCGTGCTGCTGGCCACTACCGGCGGCAAAATAGTTGCGCCATCCCCACTTGGACTTCGGATGTTGCTGCACGGCGCCCAGCATGTGCTGCAGCTTGGCGAAGTCGCCAGGCAGAATTACGGCGCGGACGGCGGCCAGCGCGCATGCGGCGCATTTGCCGTGCTGCGACAGTTGCTTGGCGGTGCTGGCCTTGCCGCAGGCGCAGAGCTTGCGGATCAACGAATAGGCGGGAGCGGCTTGGTTTGCAATATGTGCGCGATCATTTCTTGCCAAGTCGTACATCATGTTAGGATTCCTTTTTGATAAGGGGGAAAATATGGACGAACAAGCCTTGGCGGATGTGATCAGGAACTTCGAAACCAAATCATTCGAGGAGGCATCGCAATGGGCGGACCTCCAAGGGAATACAGACAATGCAATAGCATTTCGGCAATGGAATACTCGACGCCAGGTTGCCGCCATCGCAGCGCAGCGCGCGGAAGACTTGGCGCTTGCGGTCCGTAATACGGGTGCGGCCGAGGCTTCATCTGAAGCCAGCCAGTTGGCGGCAGATGCTGCTGTAAGGGCAGCGGAGGCAAGTGAGCGCGCAGCGGTCGCAGGGGAACGATCGGCAGCGGCGTCTGAGCGATCACTTCGGTTGGCGGTGATTTCGTTAGTTATTGCAGGGGCAGCACTCGCTATATCCGCATACCCATATGTAGTGAAGTAATTCACGCAACCCTCGCAATCTCGCGCTCATGCGCGAAGTTGGCCAGGATCAGCGCCTTGGCCATGGGCGGGCACACCGAATTACCGCACATGCGCACTTGGGCCGATTTCGTCAGTTTCAGTCCTTGGGCCGGGTCGTCGCCGATGATGTAATCGTCGGGGAAGCCCTGGGCCCGGAACAGCTCGCGCGGCTGCAGCATGCGCAGGCCGATATCCACGATCTGGTAATCCTGGCCGTGGATCGTCACCAGGCCGAAGCGGTCGCGGCTAGTTACCGTATTGAGCGGGTCCGCCAGGTCGTGCGTTTCGCTGGCGCCGTAATAAGCCAGCAGGAACGAGCGCACCTCGGCGTGATGCTGGCCGCCGGCGCTGACCGTGCCCAGCGGCTCGTCGGTACCGGCCGCCGTGCTTGTTCCGCGCAGCTTGATCATGTTGCTGGTGACCAGCGCCGACTTGCCGCCACCGCCGGCCGTGACCGTGCCAAGTGGCGCATCAGCGGCATGTCCAACGCTGGCGCCCATGTCGCGCTGGATATGAGCCGTGACGACGCCCAAGGCATGGGGCGCGCCGGCCGGGTTTTCCTTCGGCCCGGCCGTGATTGTCGGCAGCGGTGTGTTCATGTCGCTACCGGTGGCGCCAGTGCGGAATTTGGTGATGTGCGCCGACACCATGCTGAAATGCCCACCTTTGACCTGGGCGCAGATCGTGCGCAGTGGCTCGGCGGCCGACATCACGCGTTGATTGCTTGCGTTGGCATGCTCCGTCAAGAACGCCGTCACCAGGCTGTGGTGGTCGCATGCGGTGACCGTACCGATAGGATCGGTCAGGTCGGAACCCACGACGCCCGTGTAATGTTTGGCCAGGAACGCGGTGGCCACGGCCTTGTTGCCGCTGGCCGTGACGGTACCCAGTGGAGTGTCGACGTTATGCGCGCCTGTGCCCCAGCGCTTGACACCGCCAGGCGACACCTCGCCATGCGCAGCGTCGACCAGCAAGGCAGATACAAGCGCGTGCTTTGCTGCGGCGCCCACCACCGTGCCCAGTGGCTTCTCGATATCAAGCGCGCGCGGCGCCTGGCCGGCATGCACCAAATCAATCTGCTCTTCCTCTCCGCAGCGCGGGCACTCGGCAGGCGCCAGGCCGCCAGCGCCCGTGGCGTGTTGATCATTGAAGTTATCGCCGCACGCCTTGCAGTGGTACAGCGCCGGCCGCTCTCCATAGCCCACCTGTACCAGAGTGGCCACGCCCAGCGCTTTCTCGCCCCGGTGTGCACCGGTGATGGTGCGGAACGGTTCCCCGATGGATTCGGTGCGGTCGCCGCCCTGGTGCGTGACCGGGACGATTGTTGGCAGCACTACAGCACGGTGGTTTTCCGTCGTCAGCGTGCCGAATGGCTGATTTGCCGAGACCGGTTTGCCGCCGTAGATCGGGCCACCCTGGCCGACAATGAACGGATCGGCCGCGTCAACCACATAACGCATGATGCCCTTGGCGATGCGGCGCAGTGTGGCCGGTGCCAGCGGCTTGTCGCGCTCGAAGATCGACGGGCACGGCAAACTGAAGTCGATACACTCGGCCGCCGTGCGGTACGGCAGCAGCTTGCCGGCGCGCACGCCGATGCTATCCGGCGCGCCATGGGTCGGTTCTGGCCACTGGATGGCGATGCCGTCGCGGCGTGCCACCAGGAAGAAGCGCTTGCGGATGGTCGGCGTATTGTGGTCGCAGCCGCGCATTTCGCGGTATTCGACGGCATAGCCGTGCGCGCGCAGCTGGCGAATGAACGAATCGAACGTTTTGCCGCGCTTGGCCGGATCCGGCTTGGCGCTACCGTCGGCGGCGACCAGCAGCGGGCCCCAAGTTTTGAACTCCTCCACGTTTTCCAGCATGATCACGCGCGGCTTGCACTTGGCTGCCCAGCGCAGCGTCACCCAGGCCAGGCCGCGAATGCGCTTTTCGACCGGCTTGCCGCCCTTGGCCTTGCTAAAATGCTTACAATCTGGACTGAGCCAGACCAGACCCACCGGGCGGTTGCCCGTGACCTTGATCGGGTCGACGTCCCACACGCTTTCGCACAGGTGCGTGGTGTGCGGGTGGTTCGCCGCGTGCATGGCCAGCGCTTCGGGATCGTGGTTGATGGCGATATCGACCGGGCGGCCGAATGCCTGTTCAAGGCCGGTACTGGTGCCGCCGCCGCCGGCGAAGTTGTCGATGATCAGCTCGCTGCCCAGGTCGAGAGAAAGGGTGAAGTTGTCGCGCTTCATGGTTGCGCCTCCACAGGACGGAGGGTCACGCGCAGGCGCGCAAACAGCATGGCCATCACCAGGTCGCAGACGCGCTGGTCACGGGCGAGTTTGAGGGAGGGCATCATGGGCGCACCTCGTCATTGCTCGATGGTGCAGCAAAGATTGCGCACGGCGGGCTGGTAGTCAGAACTTCTGCTGGCGCAGCCGCTGCCTTCTTCGCCAGTTCGGCGGCGGCCTTCAGCACGTCGTATTTTTCAACACCCCAAGCCAGCGCGTAGCAGCACCAGAGGAAGCTGTGCGTGTATTCCGTGAAATCGTGTTCGAACAAATCATCGAACTGCCAGCCGCGCCGCTGCGCATCGGACGGGTCTGTGTGATGGAAATCGTAGGCCGCATATTGCGCACGGTCGCCGCCATCATCCAGCACGCCTATTACCTCATCTTCGACCGCTTCCCACAGTTCGCGTCGCCCCTCCTTGTCGAGCGAGTTGCTTGCCTTGGCGTCTCGCATCCACTGCACGCGATATTCATTGATGACCCGTTTGAATTTGTCTTCATCGAAGGCCTTTGGCTTGCCGCCGTGCCTGTTGCCGTCGACCGCGATCAGCTTCTCGGCCCAGTAGCCCAGGTTTATGCCCAGCTTCCGCCCGCGTGACTGGTTGTACGCCCGGTCGGTGCGGAAAAACTCGAACATGTCCGTCAGGCGCTTGAAGACGTAAGTGCCCATGTCGCCGGTGTAGCAGAGGTGGCCCGGCCAAGTGATCAGGTCGAAGAACATGTCGCTGCTGTCCGGCTTCTTGAATCGTATGTGGCGGTTCACGCCGTCGTCGCGGATCACGATCAGCTCATGGTGAGCAACATCGCGCAGGAAGCGCTCTTCAGTGAGGGTGCGACTCATGGGCGCACCTCCGCCGCCGGCGCACCAAACATCGCCTCAACCAGCCAATCACGGCCGTGTTGGCCGCGTGGCCAATTGTTGGTGCGGGTCCGGTACAGGTCGAATTCGGCCTGCTCGTCCAGGTCCGGCATGCCGTACAGCGCGCCGGAATGCTTAGAGGCAGCCTCGATCATGACCAGTTTGCCAGCGTCGACCAGGGCGGTCAGGCGCTTGCGGACGGATTCGCGGTGCATGCCCAGGTCTATAGAGAGATCAACGATGGTTGCGGCGCCAAAGCGCTTGACCGTGGATACAAGGTCGGCCGCGTGTTCGCTTTTGAGGTAGTCGCTGTTGATGTGATTGCGGATAGTGGTCGTCATGGCTGACCCCACGCAAATTCGCCATGCGCGTGCATTTGATGCTGCTCAGGCGCGGCCTGAGTGTTAGTAGCAGCATTGGTGGTGTACAATTGGCTCATAAATTCTTTCGGGATTTATAGCGTTTCAAGGAAGCCCGCCTGCCAGCGGGCTTTTTTTATTGCCCGGCCAGCAGCTCTTTGAGCATTGCTTCGTAGTGCTTTCGCGCACGGACGTGGCCGAAATCGATCTGCTGCATGCGCTCGGCCTGGTCGTCGTGCTGGGCCGAGGCGCCCTGCCCGTCCTGCGCCGGCGCGCTGCCTTCTTCGGAATGTGTCGCCCCGGTCAAGCCGCCACCTCAGCACGAGCAACACGCTTGAGCTCGCGGATCGACACGTCGAACACTTCGTGCATGCGGATCAACAGCGAGGCACCGATGGGCAGGCGGCCGTGGCGAATCTTGGAAATCACTGGCGGCGCCACTTCCAGCGCGCGGGCCAGGGCGGCGTCGTTCTTGAGGCTGTGCTGGAGCACCAGCGTATCGAGCAGGTCGTTGTTGCCCTGGGCATTGTTCAGCGAGGTGGAAGTCGTTGTTGCATTTGCTTGTGTCATGTCATAGTCCTAATTGATGGTGGATAAAGTGGCCGTTTCCGGCCATGTGATGCTGTAGCTGTTGGGTGCGGGTTCGTTATGGCGGCTCGCGCCGTGGCACCTCATATTTCCGCGCCACCTGGTCAGTGGCATCGCGCCACTTGTTCCGTGCCGCCTTATGCGCGGCTTTCGCCGCTTCCTCACCCTCCCCGTCCCTGGCTCCCTGCAGGTCTTTTTCCGCCTGCCGGTAGCTCAGGGAGCGCTGGAAGATGAGTTCCCTTTCCTCGGCTGTTGCCTCGGTTTGTTTATTCAATAGCTGCCTCCATGCCGTTAAACCCGCAGGCGAGTGATGCGCGGTACCAGGCCGAAACTTGGGCGCGATGCCGGAAACTGGGTCTTACTGTTTCCTGATTTGGGCCTAGCTCCGCTCGAAAACGGCGGGCTATCATTGCGCTTCGGTTTGGCATCCAGGTGGTTGCGGATGATTACGATGGTGCATTCGTTGAGCACGTCACTGACGGTCTTGCCCTGGGCGGCGCAGGCCTCTTGCAAGGCGTCCTTGTTGCTGTCCGTGATGTAGCTTTTGACGAGTGCGGTACGTTTTTGCTTGTGTTTCATGGTTATCTCCTGGTGGTCGGTGTTGCAGGGTTTGTGTTTGTGTTGCTGGTAGTGCTCAATGCTTGTCCATTTAGGTGTGGTAAATTAGATATTTCATATAAACAACTAAGGAATCGCTTTGGCCTTCAATGTTTTTGAAGCTCTTACTGCAATCTCGACTGCTGCCACAGGGCTATTGGTGTTTTTGCAGTACAAGACCCAGCGAGCCTTGAGTGCAGCTTATCTAGATGGAAGTATTAGCAGGACACGGAATGACGAACTGCTAGTTCGACTAAAAATTCATCCGGCGGAGCTGCCTGTGCAATTCATTGGAATTTCAGCCCGCAAAGCCGAGATCGCTAAATTCAAGTCCATCTATGAGCCAGGGGGCAAGGCGCAATTCTCGCTAGACGGAGGCTGGCTAGAATCCTTGCCAGGGCCGATCGACGTAGCACCATCACGCGTTTCCACTTCCCCCGTTGAGATTTGGTTTTTCATAAAGCCCCGGAGTACTGAAAGCTCAGCCCTCATTTCGCTCCATACCCGCGTCATGTGGATTCCTGTCCGGTACAAGATAAAGCTGCCGATCACGATCAATACATGACTGGCAAGTTGCATGAGTTCGAACTTGCTCATGACGAACCTCGCGGATCGATGCCAACAACGGAGTGCAGCGGGATGGTGTCGAGGATGTTGGTTGGGGATGGGGGTTGGCGGCCGGCGTGGCCAGGATCGCCCTCCGCCAGTTCGGGCCAGATCTTGTGCCAGTCATCCGGGCGCAAATCTTTGCGAGCAACTTGGCCGCCGGTCTGCTTTTCGATAGCAGGACAGTGCCGAATCGCTACCGGGCGGATTTGCTCAATCCATTGATGGAGTAAAGCGGCAGAGATATTGATCGCACGGGCAAAGTCCGCCTTCTTCACGCCCGTAGCAATGAGGTAATTTTTAAGGTCCATGGCGCAATAATAGCATTGCTAGTACGTAAGTCAATAGCAAAGCTCGTTGCGGCTTTAAATAGCATAGCTATACTTCGCTCATGAAAAAAGAACCGAAAGCACTGGAAGACTGGCAAGCAGCAGATGCGCAGCGCCTTAAGGCGCTGTTTGACGCGCGTCAACCGAAAATTTCCCAGGCGGATTTTGGTGATTTATATGCTATTGGCTCTCAAGGGATGGTGTGGCAGTACGTTGCTGGCCATCGCCCGCTGAACATCAAGGCAGCCACCGCCTTTGCGCGGGGCTTGAATGTGAACGTTGAGTTGATCAGCCCAACGATTGCAAAAGAAATTGCAGCTGCTGCCTCACACACGGGTCAGCCAGCCGAAGCCTTTGAGGCCGTTGGCTCAATTGGCTCGCAAGTTGTCGCTGACTACTCCAAGCCAGAGCCCGGCCCTTTGTCGCCCCCGACCGCTCACACGCAATGGATTCGCGATGATGAGGCGCGCCTCCTTGATCTGTACCGCACCACTGACGATGCTGGCCGCGAGAGGATCATGACGGTGGCCGAAGGTGAGCCGCGTTCAGCGCTTCGGGGCATTTCGATCGTTGACAACCAGTCTTAAAAGTCGCGCCCGGTCAGGGTGGCGTTTCGCGTCAATTTCCATCATTCGCAAGTTGGCCTCGCGCCTACGCTGATCCATTGCCTTGTAGGCCGCGATGACCCTCTCTATGTTTTCCATCCTAGAACGCCTCCTGGGCGTGCGGGCCGGTCGCGCATGAAAACAGGACGGCCGCACAAACTCTCAAATTAATCGGGCGCGGATTTGCAAATAACGCACACTTATCCGCCGAGCAACAAATAGCGTACCCGAGTTTCCAATTTTTCGAAATTGCCGAAATAGATAACTTGAATTATCGAGAACGTTAATTGGGCGTCACAATTACCGTCTATCCATTTCAATTCCGTGACGGTTGGTTAGAATCCTGCGCAAATAGGATTCATGATGCTGACACTCCGCGACCTCGAACTGATGCGACATATTGGGATGGAAACGAGCCTGGTTGCGGCAGGACGACGCGCGGGCATGGCAGCCCCATCAGCAACGAATCGACTGAATAGAATTGAGGAAATTGTCGGGGAATCCCTGGTTATTCGAAGTGGTCGCCGATTCGAACTTACGCCGGCCGGCAAGATCGTGGCCGCGTCCGCCACCCTCATCGCTGACGAGCTGCGCAGGATGAATGAGCTGTTGCAGGGGCGGCAGCGCCACGGCCGACAGACGCTTAGACTTGCATGCTCGGACACGGTTTTAATAGGCGAATTGCCAGCGGTGCTTGGGGAGTTCCTGGAGGCGCATCCCGCAATTGACGTGGCAGTAGTCAGCGGGGATTTCGATGCGGTCGCCGCCCTGGTAGCATCGGGAGAGGCCGATTTGGCGCTGTTTCCGCACCCGCCAGCTGGGCACGGCCTGCGCTCGATTCCCTACCGCCTGGAGCGGATTTGCTTAATTGTGCCGGATGGCCATGAGCTTGCGCGTCGACCTGGCGCAATAGCATTGGCCGACGCCCTGCCCTATGATTTTGTTTCGACTCACCACGATCTGCGCCTTACTAAATACATCGCGGATCACGCCCCCGAAAGCCTCCTGGTTCGCTCACGCGTCACCGTTGACACTCTGGCGGCCCAGGCTGAAATTATCGCACGGTCCAGGCTTGGAATTGGCGTGACCGTCGAATCAATTGCGAGGCAGGCAGCACGCACATATCCGGTGAAAATGATTCCGCTTGCCGACAAGTGGGCGCGCCTGGATTTCCATTTGCTCGCAAAAAATCTCGATAATTTGGGCGAGGTAGCATCGTTATTTGCTCAACACATAAAGTCACGAGTTGCGTGATTGTTGGATAGAATATTTTTGTTGTTTTTCATCAAATCCGCAATGGATCAGCCCGTCACTTGTGCAGCAAGCAACATATTTGATGCAATAATTTGCTACTTTTCATAGAATTAGCATTCTATATAATGCTGCGGCGCAACGGTCTGCGCCAACTAAACTGGGACGAGAATGAAAAAAATACTACCGCTCTTGCTGCTCGCTTGCGGGCTGCACGGATCCTCATGGGCCCAAGATGCATCGAACAAGGGAACAAAAAAATCAACACAACCAAAACAGGGAGCGGATTCGAAATCTTCACAGAAAAAGGTGAGTGATTTAGCGGCATTCTCCCAAGACCCATTTGATGCGAACGCCGAAACCCTCCCCATTGACTTTCGTGGACATAGTTGCATTGCGATCTCAGACAGGCTTAAGGCATTCAAATTAAAAAAAGATGAATTTGAATCCACAAAGGCTTACGCTGAGCGTGTCGAGCACGTCAAATCTGAGCCCATCTATGGCAACTTAAATGGCTCAAGCATAATAGCCATGTCGCCAGATAAGCCCTTGCTTATGCCTAACTACAATGCGGATACTGAAACAATGACGGTACGCATGTTGTCTCACGGCAGCAGAACAACCATGATTGGAGAGGGCTTCTTTTCCTCGGCCTTGATCAATAGCAGCCTATCAAGCACGCAGAAGTACATCGGGGAAAATGGGTATGGAAAGAAAGTTGAAATAACAAGCTCCGTTTATGATGCTTGCGGAATTACATTTGCGAATATTAAGTCCCAGGGCCCCTCGACTGGCATCCCTTCAGATTTCTCGTTTAAGATTTCACCCGATGATGCAAGACTAAACAAGGGCGCAATTCGCATTCTCTACATCGCGAAGCTAGAGTCCCCATTTCTTTCCAGATACGGCAACATGATAAAGCCGACAATGGATAACCCGATAGAATTGCTTTGGAATGGTGACTCCCTTGTGATGAAACTGTCGCAGGTTTGGCTGTATAGCTCCGTAACTGGCAAGGTTTTCTCAAAAGAGCTCTTGCAATAATCGCTCCAAGGCGGAGCCTCAACTGCAAGCAAAAATTGAAGCCCGCCCCACGCGGGCTTTTTAATTCGGATTTGCAATTATTGAATAGATTTCATGTTGTAAATTTGCATATAATTGATGCGCGCAACGGCACGCTCCTATGCCGCAACATCAATAACGATGACCAAGATTTTTGGCTTGCTCCTAGCGCTCAGTCTTACGATTCCCGCACTTGCTGCGGATGGCTTGCCTATCCTCCAACCAGACGAGGTGATAGCTAAATACGGCAAACCAGACTCAGTAAGATCAAGCGAGTATGAAAAGCCGCGACCTCCACTTGTAACCAAGATGCTTGAGTACAAAAAGGAGCATGTGCGCGTCACGCTGCTTGCAGGCGGAAAAGTCGGCAACCCACCGCCTTACAAATCCTGGCATTTAATAGGATATCAAGACCCGCGAGATAATAGCGTTATAACAAAAGAGGAGGCTGAAAAGCGACTTCTAGGGAGATTGAAAAAATAACAAGCCCGCCGCGGTGGGTGAAAAAAGAATCTGGGGTGATTCCCGGACTGCGGACCATCAATCCGCTTAAGGTGTTGACGTAGCAGCTCGGAGGACATGGATATGGCACTGAGCGGCGAGATCGGCAATGCCGAACTGCAATGGAGGCGGTGCCTACGTTGTAGCGCGCCATCGTAGCTGCAGCTACACCGGCTAGCGCCTGGCAAGGCGCGATATAAATGCCGACCCTAACCTGTTGGCAGGCCTGCCGGCATAAATGAGGCTCACGCCATGTTTAAGCTGACATGTAAAGCAATAAAGGTGGAAGTCAACCTATGGGCTGTTGCAGCAATTTTGCATCAGATTTTCAGTTGGCTTTCTTCCTAAGAGTGTGGGGTGGCGCAGGCCGTCCCATTTCTTAATCGACTTCTGGCGACGTATTTTCAGCCTTCTTTGCAGTTGCGAGGAGCAAGCTAATGGCCTGCGTCAATTCTTGCAGCGCCTTAATATCTCCCTTAATAACACCCCCCTGCCCGACAACTTTCAGTTGATATCTACCAGAGCTTCGCTTTGTAAGCTGAATCATATATTTCGGCGGCGCACTCATATTTTTCCTCGCCCAAGCGGGCTCGAATTATTTTCTACTTTTATTTCCCCTCTATGGGTACTCAAAAAGTCCCTTATCTTGCTCTTGAAGTTCGCTTTTGATCTTGCCTTCTAAGGTCAAAAGCCGGTCGCTTCAAAGTCCTACCAGGTGGCGGGAAAGACTCAGCCATCCTTAGCTGAGCCTTTACATATAGACCAGTACGACGTCTTTATGACTCGTCAGCCTCTTCGGTCTAGGGCGCTAACTTCGTCACCCTCGTGCGTCTCTCAGACCATCCTCACAGTACGCCTATCCCAACACCCCTGCCGGCGATTCCCGACGAGTGCTGCGGCCGCCTGAAATTTTGGCGACGGATGAATTTTAACAGATTTTACTAGCATCGCTATTGCATAATAAAAATAGCTTTGCTATTATTCATTCCATCGAACAGCAACCACCGGAGAAAACCATGTCCCCAGCAGAACTCGCAGCACTTGAAGCAGTCCTCATCGCCCACGGCGAAGTCATCCCGGTGGTTCGCATTGAAGTGCGCGGCTAATCACCATGAACGTCACTTCCAAAGTCCGCGCCCTGCTGCCGCTGCAACGCGCCAGCCACCGCGAAATCGTCAGCAAAGAAGGCGCCCTGGTTGTCGAGGTCATGTCAGCTGTCGGCGTCGGCGCGGCAAACGAGCTGGAAGCGTTGATCGTCGCGGCGGTGAATTCGCATGAAGCGTTGGTCGCGGCGCTGTCGGCCATGGTTGCTGCCGATGCTGCCGGCCGGGAAATCTCGGTTGATGAAATCAGCGCTGCCACCGAAGCGCTGGCATTGGTGAAAAAAGCATGAGTGCCCGTGACGCCATCCCTGCCCTGTTTGAGCCTGCGCCAGCCCGCGCCACGGTGCGCAAGTACGACGTGCGCATCAAGTTCGAGGATGGAACCTACGAAGGTAGCGCCTGGGCTGGAAGCGCAAGTCGTGCTCATGAGCTGGCACGGATCGATGCCCGCATGTTGGCCTGCTCTGGCACGTTTTATGGCCGCGAGCTGGGATGGACTGCGGAGCTGGCAAAGGTTTAGCGGTCGCCCGCGCCGTAGGCAAGGCGGGACAGGACTGGCAGCCCGATTAACTGCCCTGTGGGATCAGGATGCCCGCCTCCCTGCGCAGGTGACCCGGAAGGGCAAGCGCAGGAACCACATGGCTGCTGACTGCCGAGGAACCTAGACCACACAGGTAATGCTGGTGCAAGCGGGTGGGCGGATTGGTGGGGCAGTCGGCAGCCATGTGGTGAATGCGCAGGCTGATGCGCGGTGATGTTGAGGATGGAAATCGCAGTCCTGACAAAGGCCGATACAACAAGCACTCGGGGATAAGCCATCGCACCGAGTAAGCCGGAAGCAGTCAGCACCGGCCGCCACACGCGCTTCCTGGCGTACGCAGGATTGAAAACCCCGTTAGCTCAGTGGAGAGCGCCGAGGACACTAACTCGGAGGATGGCTTAGCGGCCGGGTTCGACTCCCAGCGGGGCACCAGATCATAAACAGGAGAGCGGAACCATGAATTGCGACTGCGTAAGAACAATCGAAAACAAACTGGCCAGCGCGCCATTCATCGTGGCCAAAGCTGGCAGCGATATCAAGGTCGAGTGCCAAGCCACCGGCATCGCCATGACGGATGACATGGGCATGCGCAGCACGATCAATATCCCGTTCCGTATTCGCGGTACCGGCAAGGGTTTTTCCAGCGCCAAGGGCAAGGAAATGCCGTGCGTCGCCAGCCACTGCCCCTTCTGCGGCCGCACGACTGGTCGCTATGTGGTCGGCGAAGACGCAGGCATCGCAGCGGCGCTCGCGCCAGCGGCTTAAACAACACCCAAAACAACCAGAGGAGCGGCCATGCGCCAAGTTCAAGTTTTCAAGTGGATTCAAGAAAGAAGTGGCGACGGCAAGCCGCAAAACGTCCGCATCCAGGATGGCATGGCTACATTCCATCAGTTCGGCGCCTCCTACGAAGAGTTCGAGAACGGCGCCGGCAATTACGCGGTCGCCATCATCGAGCGCGCCGACGGCAGTGTGCATCAGGTTGGCGCGGACATGATTCAGTTTCTCGCCCCGCCTGCGGCTGCGGCCCATATCGGCTCCAAGTGGGAGCGCGTCAATGAAAAGGATGCCAGCTTTTCACGCCTGCGCGTACCGACAGGCTGGCTGGTACGCGAAGTAAGCGACTGCGCCCACATCGGCAACGACAAAAACGAATACATCACCACCGGCTACGACTGGCGCGTGGCGTTGACCTTCGTTCCTGATCCTGATGGCGCATGGCTGGCAGCGCCGGGCGGTGCAGCATGAGCGCCGCCGTGAAATGCGCCCTCGGCGCAAAGCACAAGTGGGAATGGCTAAAGGACGTGACCAACATGACCGCGACCATTACCCGCGAAGGCGCCGTCCGCAAGCTGAGTCGTCGTGGCATCTATAAGTGCGCAAGCGGCGCTGAGCGCCAAGGCAGCGCAAGGAGCGGCCTGTGAGCTACATCATAACCATCCGCACCGCCAGCACGGCGTACAGCTACGCCGCTATCGGCAACCTGGCCGCGCTGATCGATGCCGCCTATGACGACGGCGCCCTGGGCGTCACGGCAATGGTGCAGCCATGATCGGCACCATGCAAAAGGCGCTGACCAAGGCGGGCATGGTTAAGCCACGCACCGGTCCGGTCACGCCGCAAAACCCATCGCGCAGCGCCACGGCACGCGTCAAGAACCCGCTGCCCGCGCCAATTGAGTGCCCATATTGCGGCGATACCGTCGAGCTCGTAAACAACAGCGAGATTTATGGCCGCCCATATGGCGAATGGCCTTGGGCCTACAGATGCGCAGACAGTGACTGCAACAGCTATGTCGGGCTGCACCCGCTCACCGGCATTCCACTGGGCACGCTCGCAAACACCGAGCTGCGCAAGGCGCGCAAGGATGCCAAAGCGGCATTCAATCCAATCTGGCAAAGCGGCGAAATGACCAGAAACGAAGCATATGCCTGGCTGGCCGACGCCCTGCGGATTGAAAACGCGGAGGAGTGTCATATCGGCTGGTTTGACTTGGTCATGTGTAGGCAAGTTACCCGCCAATGCTACCGCCGGCGTGTCGCCCAGCAGGTGAAGTCATGAAGCTCGCCACCCTGCTCCACCGCCTGCCGTCCGCCAGCCGCTACCACTGGGCGCGCTATCAGCACTGGATGAACAAGCTTCGTCTGTCCGGCGTGCGCCGCGAACTGGCCGGCCAGGACGAAATCCGCAAGGCACTGATCAGCGCAAAGATCGACGCAATGATCGAACTCGAAGCATCCGGCGAGCGCTTGCAGCAGTTGGGTCGCGCCCACCGGGAGGCGCAGTGGCCGTCGAAAGTCAAACCGTGATGGATGTGGCCGGCCAGGTCTTACGCAACTGGCATGCCGGCCACGCCATCGTTTACGCCGTCCGCCTGGCGCTGTTGAAAGCGGAAATTATAAAACTCACAAGGAAACAGACATGAACGAAGTAATCGAAATGCCGCGTCGCGAGAGCGCCGGACTGGTCGCCGCCGAGGTCCACCGCTATTCCCTGGTCGAGATTCGGGAACGCGTGAACCTGGTGCAGGAAGTCATGCGCGGCATCATGAAGAAGGATACTCATTACGGGACGATCCCTAGCACACCGAAGCCGACCCTCTACAAACCCGGCGCCGAAGTGCTGTGCGTGACGTTCCGTATCGCGCCGATCTATCGCATCCTCGATCTCAGCACCGACCTGGTGGCCCGCTTCCGCGTTACCTGTATCGGCCAGCATCAGGTGTCCGACATCATGCTGGGAGAAGGTGTGGGTGAATGCTCATCGGCCGAAGAGAAATACAAGTGGCGCGCTGCCGTTTGCGCTGAAGAATTCAACCTGACGCCTGAAATAATGCGGCGCCTGAAGTTCTACAAGAACGGCGGCAAGGCAACACAGGTACGAACTGAAGCCGCTGATCTGTCAAATACGGTCCTAAAAATGGCCTGCAAGCGCGCCATGATTGCGATGACATTGAACGTCACAGCAGCATCTGACATTTTTACGCAGGACATCGAAGACCTACCAGAAGAGCTGCGCAGCCAAGATGCGGGCGAGCCTGCGCTGTCAGCCCTGGCAATCGAATGGGTGGCAAAGGCAAATGCCGCACCAACTGCCGAAGACTTGGCTCTTGTATGGAAGGCCGGCGTCAAGGCCATAAATGAGGCAAAGGATGCTACGGCATCGAATGCATTCAAGACTGCCGTTACCGCACGAGGAGAGACACTTAAGGCGGCGCAGCCAGCGGCCAAGCCGGCGGCGCAACCACTCTCCGCTGCTGCAGCCGAAATTCTCGCAGACATGGAGGTAGTCGCCGATGATGGTGTCGAGGTCTTCGCCGCGAGCTGGGGCAGTTTATCGAAATCCACGCAGAACACGCTTGCTCCTCATTACGACGCATTGATGGCGCGCGCGCAGAAAGCTCGAGGGGCAGCATGAAATTCATCACATGCGCCCAAGGTACGGCCGAATGGCATCAGGCCCGCGCTGGCGTAATTACAGCCTCCTGCTACGCCGATGCTGTATCCAAGTTGTCTCGCGCGTCCGGAAAACGCAAGGCTGGCGATCCGTCCGTCGCATCCGATAAGTACGCTGCTGACCTGGCCATCGAGCGAATCAGCGGCAAACCCTATGGCGCACCAGTCAAAGCTTGGGTGCTCGATCGCGGCCACGAAATGGAGCGTCTGGCGCGCATGGCTTACGAGGCACGCACTGAGTGCATGGTCACTGAGGCGGGCCTGGTGCTGACCGACGACGGCTTATTTGGCTATTCAACGGACGGCTTTGTGGGCAATGACGGCCTGATCGAGATCAAGGCACCAGTGGACAGCGTCAAGATCGTCGAGATCCTGGAGACGGGCGATCTGAGTGAATACATGCACCAGATGCAAGGCGGCATGTGGATCACAGCCCGCAAGTGGTGCGATTTCATCATGTACGTGCCCGACTTAGCCAACGCCGGCAGTGACTTATACATCAAGCGCGTAATGCGCGACGACAACTTTATTGACGCAATGGTGCTGGACCTGGCCGCGTTTGCGCGCCGCGTATCGGACCGGGAAATTCTTTTCAAACTCAAGGAGGCAGCATGATCACCGAAACCACCCAGGCAGCACCAACCACCACTGCACTCTCATTACCGCAGCGCGCTGCCGTTGCGCTGGGCGCCGCCGACTACGAAACAAAAATCAAAGAGCAGGTTGCCGCCTCTACCGATATCACCGCCGTAATCGACCCAGCTGGGCGCGATCAGGCGCACCGCATAGCCATGAACCTGCTGAAGCTGCGCACCGGCATTAAAGCTGTGGCCGAGGCGGCCCGCAAGGATGCAACCGAATTTAGCAAGGCGGTCATCACCAAAGAGAAGGAACTGATTGCGCTGATTACCCCAGAGGAAGTCCGCGTTTTCGAGTTGCGCGATACCTACGATGCCAAAGTTGAGGCCGAAAAGCAGGCAGCGATTGCAAAGGAGCGCGAACGCATTGCAGCCATCCAGGCCGATATCTCCACGATTCATGACAGCCCACTGGATTTGGTCGGAAAGACCGCCGCAGAAATCCAGGTAGTCATTGAGTCCGTGGCAGCCATTGTGGTGAGCGAAGAGCGCTTTGCTGAATTTGAGCGCGATGCCACCAAGGTCGTCGCCGAGGTGAGCGTCAAGCTGGCCGGCCTACACGTCGCAGCGGTGGCAAGCGAAGAAGAGGCCGCCCGCATTGCCGCGGAGCGCGCAGAGCTGGCGCAGTTGCGCGAAGCTGCTGCCGAGCGTGCGCGGCTGGCACAAGTTGAGGCTGAGCGCATCGCCGCAGAACAGAAGGCAGAGGCCGAACGTCTGGCGGCACTCGCTGCCGAGCAGGAAGCTGCCGCTCTACGTGAGCGCGAGGCTGCCGCAGCCAAGCTGAAGCAAGAAGCCGAGGCTCAGGCTGAGAAAAACCGCCTCGCTCAGGCGGAAATCGACCGCCAACTCGCCGAGTTGGCTGCAGCAAAAGCAGCGGCGGATGCTGATCGCCTGGCTGCCGAGCAGGCGCGCATAGCTGAAGAGGCAAAGGCCGCAACCGAACGCCAGGCCGCCACCGATCAAGCAGAGCGCGACCGCGCAGCCGCACTGGCTGAGCAAGGCCGCCTGTCCGACCTCGCCAATCAGCAAGCTGCGCAGGCGCAGGCACGGGTATGTGAGGCCATCCCAGCCAAGCCATCGGCAGCCGGCGCGGCGGCAACCGACTTGTTCGCCGAAGCGGGCACGGCCAAGTCTTCCCGCCCATCCACGCCGCCGACGCTGCGCCTGGGCCAGATCGGCGACCGCTTGGGCTTTGCCGTCACCGCCGTTTTCTTGGAGTCGCTGGGCTTTGCTCCAGCAGGCGCGGACAGGGCCGCGAAGCTTTACCACGATTCGGATTTCCCCAGCATGTGCAGTGCCCTGCGCCGCCATATCGCCGACGTACAAGCCGCACACACCGTTTAAGCCAGTCAACCACCAGGAGATTTCCGTGAGCACCATCCCTCAAATCATCATGCACCAGGTCGAGTCCAGCCAGTTTGCGGCCATCGGCCATGCGCCAGAACTGGACCTGCTGGCCGTCCAGTTCCACCCGAAGAAATCCACGGGCGTGAGCGATATCTACCACTACCAGAATTTCAGCGCCGAACTGTTCGCCGAATTCCTGGGTGCTGAGTCGCAAGGCTCGTTTTTCATCCAGCGCATCAAGAAATGCGCCGACCAGTTCCCGTACTCGAAGGTCGACCAGGCTGCCTTCAGCTACGCCGCAGCGCCGCCGGCCTCCAAGCCGGCCAGCCTGGCCGAAGCTGCGCCAGTGCGGTCGTTGAGCAAGGAGCTGCTAGCCGGCCTGCTGACGGGCCGCGAATACGGCAAGGAAATGCTGAAGGAAGAGGAAATGCAAGCCAAGGCAGCCGGCCTGATTGTGATCTTCGGCGCCAGCGACGACCTGATGGAATTCCGTGGCTTGGTGGACGACGAGCGCGGCGCACCGACCATTGCACTGATCGACGACAAGGGCTTGCTGCCGTTCCGCGAGGATATCGAGCACGACGACGAAGCGCTCAAGGAGTATTTCGCCCGGGCGCAGCAGGTGCGCGCCGTGGATGCCCTCTGGGCCAAGGAAGACGGCTACAGCTGGACCTACCGCACCGACGTGCCGCACGCCACCTTCGAAATCGTGGAAGACGGCGAGCCTTACTGCCGCGGCATCGTGATCGACGTGGCCGACCTGGGCGGTGCAGCGTGACCACGCGCGCCGAACGCCAGGCACAGGCGACCGCCAAGCTACAGGCCGTATGCGACAAGTTTAACGCGGCGCACCAGGTCGGTGCCGCCGTCAGTGTTGAGCTGGACAGCGGCGAGGTCCGCGAGACGGTTACCACCAGCGAGGCGCAGGTGCTCAGCGGCCACAGCGCGGTGATCTGGCTCGATGGCATCAGCGGCTGCTATGACCTGGAGCGCGTGACGGCTTTGAAGGCGGCAAAAGCATGAGCGCCACCTCCCCCGAAGAGCAATTCCTTCGCGACGTCGCCGAACACACGATGACCGTGATCCGCGATGACGGCGTGAACCGCCACATACGATTCAAGAAGCCGGACAGCAGCGAAATGTTCTTCGATCTGATCACTTGGCCGGGCCACCTCTGCTACACCGGCGACATGGGCACTTACGTGTTCCAGCGCCTGACGGACATGTTCGAGTTTTTCCGCACCGACCGGGCGTACAACCAGTCACGTGGGCGGAAGCTGGGCATAAACCTGGGTTACTGGACCGAGAAGTTGATCGCGGTCGACGGCAACCGGCATGGCGGCAAGCCAAAGGCCTTCGATGAAGACAAGTTCAAACGGGTCATCAATGAATATCGCGTGCAGTGGGTGCGAGACGCCAAGGCAAGCAACTCGCTCGACAAGGAAGGGCGACGCGAACTGTGGGAAGCGGTCGAAGATGGGGTAATAGGCGTGCTGGATGATGGCGGCGACCGTGCACAATATGCGGCCTACGATTTCCATCACACCGACCCGTCCGACGCGCAGCGGCGCGGCTGGCAGTTCGATGATTTGTTCGAACGCGATTTCACGGAATACACGCACAGCATTATCTGGTGCTGCTATGCGCTGGCCTGGGGAATCGAGAAGTACGACGCGGCGCAGCGGCTGGCGGCCGAGGCGGTGCCAGCATGACGGCGCGCCGCGCGGCGGGAGTGCCGCCATGACGAAACAGACCTACTTCCTCGTACACGACGAGGCACGGCGCCGGGCGGTCGAATTTGCCAAGACCGCGCCGGTCGGCTGGATGGTGGTCTTTTCCGAGCCGAAGAAGAAGCGCGCCCAGGAAGAAAAGTACCACGCCATGATCGGCGAGATCGCCAAGCAGGTGGAGCACATTGGGCGCAAGTGGGATGCGGACGATATGAAGCGGCTGCTGGTGGACGAGTTTGCCGACGAAATGCGCCTGGCCGGCGCGCCGCTGCACCACGACGGGCGCGTGACGCCCAGCTTCGACGGGCGCCGGATCGTGCAGCTGGGCGTCCAGACCAGTGACTTCTACGTGAAGGAAGCCGCGCAGTTCATTGAATTTTTGTATGCCTTCGGTGCCGCGCGCGGCGTCGTATTCTCAGAATAAGGAAGCGCCATGTTTTTCAAAAACCTCCAGATTTACCGCATTCCCGCCCGTTGGGCCATGACAGCCGCCGTGCTCGAGCAGGCGCTGGCGCCGCAGCAGTTCACGCCTGCCACCAGCATGGACCTGGTGCGCCAGGGCTGGGCCGCACCACGCGGCGCCGGCGCGCCGCTGGTGCACGCCGTAGGCGGCCAGTTCCTGCTGCAGCTGAAAACCGAGAAGAAGCTGCTGCCGTCGACCGTGGTCAACCAAGTGGCCGCCGCCCGCGCGCTGGAAATGGAAGAAGCCCAGGGCTTCGCGCCCGGCAAGAAGGCCATGAAGGAATTGAAGGAGCGCGTCACCGACGAACTGCTGCCGCGCGCCTTCGCCATTCTCAGCACCACGGCCGTGTGGATCGATCCGGTGAATGGCTGGCTGGTGGTGGACGCGGCCAGCCCGGCCAAGGCCGATGAAGTGATCAAGCTGCTGCTGAAATCCGTCGACAAGCTGCCGCTGGAAAGCCTACGCGTCATGCGCTCGCCGGTGGGCGCGATGACGGAATGGCTGCAAGCCGATGAATCCCCTTCCGGCTTCACGGTCGACCAGGACGCCATCATGCGCGCCACCGGCGAGAGCAAGGCCCAAGTGGCATACAAGCGCCACACACTCGAAGCGGACGATATCCGCCGCCATATCGCGGCCGGCAAGCAGTGCACGCGCCTGGCCATGACCTGGAGCGACAAGATCAGCTTCGTGCTGGACGAGAGCCTGGCCATCAAGAGCGTCAAGGCGCTCGACATACTGCGGGAATGCGCGATTGGCGAAGCGGCCGACGAGCGCTTCGACAGCGACTTCACCTTGATGACCGGCGAGCTGGCCAAGATGCTGTCCGACCTGGTCGAGGCGCTGGGTGGTGAGGCTGATGTTGAAAAGCCAGCGACGCGCCCGGCGGATAGTGCGCCAGCAAAAGGCGATGAGCCGGTGCGCGCACAGCGCGTGGCCAGCGATGATGGCAGCGCGGCGGCCGCAGTGCGTCGCCTGCACAACAGCCTTGCCAAGGATGGCGCCACCGCCACTATCACGGTCGGCGGCGAGTCCGTCGAGCTGGGCGCAAGTGCCGCCGTGCCGCCCGGCGACGGCAGCGCCGACGATCCACTCTACACCCAGGCCGTGGACCTTGTCCGCACCCAGGAACGCGCCTCGGTGTCGCTGGTGCAGCGCCATCTTCTCCTCGGCTACAACCGAGCCGCGCGGCTGATTGAGGCGATGGAAGCTAAGGGCGTGGTCAGCGTCGCGGCGTCGAACGGTGACCGTACGGTACTGGCCGCGTCGGGAGTGGCAGCGTGAGCGGCGCGCATACCCCTGGCCTACTTTTCGTTGCCGAAACCGGCCAGGATGACGGTTGCAGCCCGGAAACCGTGATTCGCGGAATGGATGGCCGTGCTGGCGTTGCGGTCGCCATCGACTTCGGCGCGAACAATCCCGGCATGCGCGAGGCCAACGCGCAGCGCCTGGTTGCTTGCTGGAATGCGCTCGACGGCCTGTCCGACGATCATCTTGCTGGCGGCTGGAGCGCGCGCGGCATGAGCCTCTACGCAAAAGGCCTGGAAGAAAAGCTTGCTGCGGCGCGGGCGCTGCTGGTCGAGGTAGTGGCGCCGCACGATGAGCACGTCAAAGCATGCCAGACCGCCGGCGAGGCGCCAAACATCAACCCTCTGGCTGGGCGGATTAATGAATTTTTGAAAGGCGGCGCGTCATGAAAGAAACCGGCATGCTTTTCAAGGCGCCCATGGTGCGCGCCCTGCTCGATGGCAGCAAGACGCAGACGCGGCGGATCCTGAACATCACGCACAAGACTCCTGGCCTCGTTGCATGTCTTACCCCGCCTTTTGGCAACCCACGTCCCGGCACGGCTGCCGAGCTGTGCCCGCACGGCCAGCCTGGCGACCGCATCTGGGTACGTGAGACGTGGCGTTCGACCGGCGACGGCGGCCGCTCCGACTACATGGCCCCGCGCGATATGCAGCCGCACCAAGTCTGGTATGACGCGGACGGCGCCGCGCCGGAAGGCGAATGCACGGGCAAAACGCGCACTTCGATCCACATGCCGCGCTGGGCCAGCCGGATCCTGCTGGAGATCGTGTCGGTGCGCGTCGAGCGGCTGAACGACTGCAGCGAGGCAGATGCCAAGGCCGAGGGCGTCATGCAACTGGATGGCGACGACAGCCAGCGCCCGGAAGTGTGCACAAAGGATGGCTGGCAGCTCTGCCCGACGTGCGCCGGCACCGGGTTGCGCAGCACGCTGGGCGCGGGCGGCGGCGTCAACTTCGACGTGGACTGCTCGGACTGCGATACGCACCTCAAGCTTTACCGCCACCTATGGGAGGCAATCAACGGCGCCGGCGCCTGGGAAATGAATCCGTGGTGCTGGGCGATTACCTTCAAGCGAGTTGCGCCATGAACCCGCGCATCTACAAGAAGCAGGCCAAGCGCGCGGTCGAGCTGTTGCGGAGCCATGGCGACACGACGAAGTACACGCCGTCGACCGAACCTGGTGTCATTGATGAGCCGTATCCGTGGAAGCGCGGCAAGTGGCTGCGCCATCACCGCCCCGCCGAATACGGCTTATGGCAGCGCATCGGCGCGATTCCAGAAGTTTCTTGGCAAGACTTCGATGGCGAGTGGGATGGTCACGATTCCCGGACCGGCTGGGAGCGCCACTACGATCACGCCCAATTGCCATCTGATTACTGGGAAGGCTTCGAATGGGAGTGCGGCGGCAAGCCGTGGCCGCGCCCGTCAACCAAGCAGCGCATGGCCATGTGGCGCCACAGCCAGATCGCGCCAGGCTGGCGTTGGCGCGGCGGCCGGGCTGTACGGATGGCGTCATAACAGCATCCGACCCAGCGCACATGCATGGGGTGCATGGGGTCGGAAGTTTTAATGGCTGCGCCATAGCGGCACAACCAAGACATCAACCTGAAAGGTAAATATGAAAACGACCATTGAAGCAGCGCCGATAGTACGCAATGCAGACGGCAGCTACTACCACCCTGCCCTGGCGAGCCTCCCGGACACCGATGAAAGCGCCGAAGCGTTCACTGGCTGGCTGGCGGAATGCGGCGTTCAAGCTGCCAGCATCTGGATGGAAGGGGATGCGCCAGACCTCGCAGATCGCTACATGGAGAGCGACGGCGACCCGAGCGCCCTGATCGACTGGCAGCCAACCGTGCCGCCCGGCGATGGCTGGTTCCTGTTGTCCATCTTCGATACCGATGACGGCCCCGTTGCCCACTACGTGCGGCCAGTGCCGGCAGCCCAATGAACACCAGCCCAGCACCAGAGGCCCCGGCCGAGGCCGCCTACAAGCTGGACCGCGCTGTGCTGCGCGCAATCCACACCTGCCAGCCCGTGCTGTTCGAGGGCAAGCAGCACTACCTGCGCGGCATGGGCGCCCAGGTGCTGGGTGGTGGCGTGTCATCCGTGATTTACCTGATGGGCGACGCGACACCGCGCCAGCCCAGTGAAATAACTTTTTTGGAGCATGCAGAATGATCAACAACGATAGCAATGACACGCTGGAGCAAGCTGCTCCCCCTTCGGTCGCCGCAACGCCGCAATACCTGGCCGTGCCGGATGGATGGAGGCTGGTTCCGATTGAGCCGACGCCTGAGATCATCGCTGGTGCCGCAATCGCATCCTGGCCAACCGCATCGCTTGCCGATATCGACCTAGCACGCCAGGCAGCACCGCTCGTCTTGATGCAAATGGATATGGCGCCAGGCACGACCGTGGATGCGTTAGCTGGCATGTTGGCTACGATGGCGCCGGCATATCGCGCCATGCTGGCGGCCGCACCGAAGTACTCATCGCTGCCAGCCACCGCGCCCCAAGTGGTAGCGGATGAGCGGGCGGCGTTTGAGGAGTGGGCTATGGCAGAAGGACTGATTCAAGAGTCGCACGGCATCCGCTCGACCAGTTCGATATGCAGCGTTGCGATGAAGGCATGGATGGCTGGCCGCGCCGCCCTCGCAGCCGCCCCGGTGCAGGCGCAAGAGCCGGTGGACTGGCAGAAGATCGCCCTGTTCTACCAAGACTTGTACAGCCAAGAAAAGCACCGGGCCCCCGTGCAGCCCGTGGCCGTGCCGGATGGCTGGAAGCTGGTGCCAATTAATAATCCAACAATGGCGCAACTGGATATCGGCGGCTTCCCGCGCATCGCTTTCAACCACTACGCCGCAATTATCGCTAACGCTCCCGCCGCCCCAGCAGCGCAGGGCGATGCCCAAGAACTGAGCAATTCGAAAATTCGGACGATTCTCCACAAATATTCCCGCTACATGGGGCAACCTGGATATTACTCGGACACTGAGTTCAGTTGCCTTCAGGACGTAATCGCGTTTGCCCGCGCCGCTATCGCTGCCAAGGCGGGAAAATAATATGCCTACAATAGATGAGTTAGAGGCCCGTAGCGCCACTAAAGAAAATTGGGAACTTCGGAAGCGCATCGATGAATTGGAAGATAGGCTCAAACCCAAGCCAAGGGGTTCAGCGGTAGAAGCCTTCAACAAATTCTGGAAAGCTGAAGGTAACGTCAGAAACAGAAAAGAATTAGCTCAACTCGCATTTGATGCGGGGCACGCATTGCGGCATAAAAAGAGCGATCCTATCGCTGCCAAGGCGGCATCATGAGCGCCTACGACAAAACGTCGATCCAGATCAACCGCTGCAAGCGAATTCTAGACCTTGTTGACGATTATGTGGATTGTCCCACTCAGGACTATCGCACCACATTGCGCAAGGCGCTGATGGATGAATTTGAAGTGCCTGCCATCGCCCCGCCAGTAGCTGCGGGGAGCGTGGATATGCTGCAGCGCTTTGACCTAGTCGAATCCCAGTATGGAACTGGCTACATGGTTCACTGGGATAAGGCCATGGAAGAAGACGCAGATGGCGAGTGGGTAAAGCATGCCGATGCAATCGCCTGGGACGCGCAACTTGTAGCTGAGGCAGCACATGGCGCGCAGCAATCAATAGAATTTTTAGAAGAGCGCGCCGAGAAAGCCGAAGCCGAAGTGAAGCAAGTCAACGAATGGCGGGCAGCGGCGCTGGCTGAAAGCCGGGCGCTGGGCGAAGCGTGGGCGGGCAAAGCAGAGAAGGCCGAAGCCCGCACGGCGCAGCTGGAAGCCCTGCTCGCTGCCGCCGGCAAGCTGATCAAGGCCAAGGGCCGCCATCATACCGAGCTGAACTACCTGGCGCTTGTGACTGCATATGATGCTGCCGCCAAGGGCGATGCAACCGGGAGCGCGCCATGAACATGAGTGAAGTCGAAATGCGCCACATCGCCGAAATGGTGGCGGCGCTGGACAAGGCCGCAGGCAAGAAGCCCGCCAGAGCATCCGGCGAATTGAATAGGCAGCAGATATGCGCTGCGCTCGGCGTCAGCGAATCAACGATCCGCCGCCTGGAGCAGGCGGGGCTGCCATATACACCGGTCGGTGCGCGCTCCAAGCGCTACGACCTTGAAGAATGCAAGAACTGGTTAAAGGAACACAACCAATGTCCATCTGGGATGATAAAAACGGAAGAAAGCACGTCGGCATTGAGGCGGGCGGGAAAAGAATTCACAGAAAGCTGCCGAAAGGTGCAACTGCGAGTGATGCCAAGCGCGTAGAGGCTGAGCTTCGCTCGGCAATCTTGCGCATGGCATCGCCGACAGCCAGGCAACTCAACATTCCGGGCGACCCATCCATGTCGGAAATTTTGGCAATATATGTGGAGCACTCAGAAACGCTGCGCAGCGCAGAAACATCGCAGCACCATGCCAGGCGCCTAGGGCCGTGGGCTGCCAAGTACAAGGCCAGTGAGGCGCAAGAGTTCTCCGATCATGTTATCAGAGACATGAGCAGGAAAGTCCCGGATACAAAAACAAAGAAAATGAAAGCAGCATACGCCCCAGCAACAATCAATCGATCACTTGCGTGCGCAAAAAAAGGTTTGGCACTTGCTTGGCGCCGCCGCATTATCCCGGAAAATTACGGCCTAAGAATTGAAAACGTCAGGGTGGACAACAAGCGCGAAATTTTCTTGAGCGTCGCAGAGGTGCGCATGATTGCAGAGCATTGCTCGGAGCAGGCCCAGGCCGCAATTTGGGCCGCCCTGCTAACTGGCGCGCGACGCGGTGAGCTATTCCAGATTCGCAGCGAGGACATCGGTACCGATACCATTAGGCTTCCCGCAAGCCACACAAAAACATTTAAAACGCGCGTGATACCAATCATTCCCGCGTTGAGGCCATGGCTTAAACATTTTCCGCTAGCAATCTCAGTCGACGGGCTGAAGTCATCATGGCGCAGGGCCAGGGTAAAAGCGCGTATGGAGCATGTGAACTTTCATGACTTGCGGCACTCTTGCGCAAGCATCATGCTTGGCTTAGGCGTTGATCTTTATACAATTAGCAAAATCCTCGGGCACAGCAACGTTCAAACCACGCAGCGTTATGCTCACCTGCAGGTTGATGCGCAACGGGCGGCACTGGACAAGCTCTCGGCGCTGGTTCAGAAAAACTAA